TCAGCTAATGCTGTCTTACCTTTTACATCAATGTCTGTGTTTTTTGCATATTCATATAAGTCTTCTATGCTAACACCCATTTTAGCAAGCACTTCTTTTATCTTAGCCACAGTCTGTGGAGAAGCAATAGAACTTGCCATGTTCTTATCTTGGAAATAAACATTAGTAGGATCAAAGCTATACTTAATCCCTCCTTCAACAAACTGTACATTAAATGCACCAAGTGATTCAAGTTCTTGTCTTCTTGCTGTCTTACGTGCTACCACTCCCTCTCCACTAGGAATAGCTTCTGTTCTTACCTGTGTATTATCATATCCACCCTTGTCAATGGCAAATGATCCTTCATTAAGTACAGACTTAAATTGATTAGGTCCAGGTGTTACTATATCTGATTGAAATTTATCACCATTTACTATTAATGGTTCACCATTTTCATCAACTACTTTAGAACCTTGCTTTCTTTCCCAATCACCAAACCAGTTCTTAAATGAACCAGTGTACACCTGTGCCCATAGACGTAAGGCTTGCTCCTTGTCTTTTACAAGATCTTGCAGAGTTTTATATAGAGTAGAAGGCTGCCCATTAGGAGCTTCTACTCTTTCAATTACACCATCATCATTTCTAAATACTTGACATTCAGCCATTTGGATTGATTTTATTGTTTTTTACAGCCTTTATCTTTCTTATTTAATACGTCATCTATTTCTGAAGCTTCAACAGGAGGAGTCTTTTGACCACCTATGAATACTGATTTAATAGTATCATCACTAACCTCATCTACCTCTATGAACCCATTATCAATCTTAGACTTGTTAGCAAAGTCATAGAACTCATTAGCTCTAAAACTATCACCCCAAGCATTGATGGCTTTGTAGACAATGAATGTATATCCTGATCTGTTATATGTAATTAAAGGATCAATACCATCATCTATCACTTTCTTAAATAACCCTTTCTTAATAAAAGAGAAATCTGATGCTTTGACCATCTCTGCTCTTGTCTTTCCTGCAGGTATTTCTTCCCAACTATATACAATGATATCCTTAGTGCTCTCTCTAGACAATGTTGATATCTTAATAACTTGAGGTATCTTCTTATCTCTCATTGCAATATTTGCACCAGTGTTTAAGATAGTTAATGCATTATTATCATATCTAGTCTTTAACTTACCATCTTTTTGCTTCTCTGTTTTCCATTGTGCTTTCTTGTGAGGAACAATTTCATCATCATTCCAGTTGTTTCTTTCAAAAACATTCAATGTAGCAAAGTCAGCTAAGTTAGGTAAAGTTTCTAACTTGGACAAAATATCATTGTATTCTTCTACAAAGTCATCATAAGGAATAAGAGAAGTGAAAGATATAGCAGATGTAGATAAACCAGATTGTAATATAGAAAGCTTTACCAACTTCTTATACAAAGGAAGATCACCTGTAGACTCCATATAGTTTCTCAACTCTTCAAAGCCATATATAACTTTGTTTTGATCATATACTTTGTTATCCTTACCTGGCATGTAAAGATTATTAGGACGCTCTTCTTCTGTTCCTGCAAACTTAGGAGCCAAAGAGTTTACAATAACATTGTTATGTAAAACGTGCTCAGGATCATTTTTAATATCATTAAAATAATCTGTAATCTGTTTTGCTGTACCATCTTTAGATAATAGGTCTCTCTCCATATTGATCTTAAATGTAGGATTGATTTGCACAGCCCAGTCAAAAAGATCATTAACAGCTTTTCTAGCCACCTTAACAAACTGTCTATCGTTCAAGTTAACGTAAGGTCTTAGTACGCTTTGAAGCACACCTCTTACCCTTCTTGTATCAGAAGTCAAAGCTGTCTGACCAATAGCATTTCTACTATCACGTAATCCTATTCTAACTCTACCTATGAAAGATTTATTTAATAAGTTATCTACAGAAGATATAATAGTTTCTCTAGCTTGAGATAACTGCTCTTCTTTCTTAAAGATTAACATTGGGTCATTGAACGCTGTTGTATCAAAGTTAGATCCTTGTACCACTTTAAACAATTGATTAGCCATCATGCCATACTTCAAGAACTCATTTAATATGAATTGTTGTTCAGCTTTTCCAGCAACATCAAAAGACTTCTTACCTATGTTCTTCTCAAGAGCAGCAACGTTAGGAATACTATTCAATCCTTGTACCTTACTTGGGTCCACCTTATATTTCTCAGAGTCTTTAATAGCAGCTACAGTTGAGTCATTAAATAACCAAGTGTATCCACTGTTTTCTAACTCACGTACATAATCACGAATGATTGGTTGGTTCATAAAGTAGGCAACTTCTTTAATTGGAACTCCAATCTTAACTAAGAACAACCATGTAGGAGCTACATTAGGACTTGCACCTAATTCCATAATCCAAGGACCCTTAGCAATATCCACATATCCATCAATAAACTGACCAATGATATCAGATATGTCATATTTATTGTTAGCATCTTTAATACCAGAAAGACTAGGCACTGTTCTACCACCAACCCTCACTGTATTATATTTGCTAAAGTTAACATTAGCATCTCCTAACCACTTCTGATCAGACTTGCTTAATTTATACATCATTGATTTATCAACATACATATTAGAACGTTGGTTCTGAGCATGATTAGTTTGAGCTACAGCAGCAAGACCAATTGCATATTTACCACGTACAAATGCCTGTCTAAGTCTAGACATGAATATTTGATTCAACATATTGTCAGTGGAAGAATAATCAAATGAACCAAGACCTAACTTGTCTGTAATATCAATTGACATATCTTTTAACACTTTAGCATTGTTTGGTGTAACTAATCTAGTGTAGTTAGCCTCACTTCCAATAATGTTTTCTAAAGACTGAATGTATTGGTTCTCAATAGACTTCTTGTATAATAGATTGATTATTTGATCTTTAGCTTTGATACCTCTAGTAAATTCCTGTGTTAATTCCTCTTCATTAATAAGACCATTTAAGTTTCCAACTATTGCTGTAATTAACTTACTTGCATTAGACTTCTCTTCAATCAAGTCTTCCAACATGATTTGTTCTTCTGCTATGTATCTGTCAAGCTCTTGTAATTGTTCTTTAGTTAAGAACTCTCCTTTGTCAAACATTTCTTCAAACTTCTTGATAGCATCCTTGCCCATTCCAAAGTATGGAATCAACTTAGGCTTACCATCTTTTCCTTTGTAGATGTTCTTGAAATACATAGATAACTTATCTATATCAAAGTCAGATCCAACCTTCTGAACTAACGCAGCTGGTACAACAACAGAGTCACCAAACTCCTTAGGAAGAAACTTAGCTATCTTAATTACATCCACAGAGTTTTGCTTCTGTGTAGGTATACGAAACGCTACACCCTTTAATAAAGCTTGACCTTCATCTGTAGTGTTTAAATATTTTAATAAGTCCTCATCAGACATATCACTATCAAACCATCTTCCTACCATCACCTCAGCTACACGCTCTCCACCTTTCTCATAAAACTTTAATACATCTGACTCAAACAATCCATTCTTTCCTACAGGTCTTACTGATTCAAATCCTGTAGAAGGAATCTGTACTTTTAATCCACCATTAATCTTTGGACGTACAATGTTCTTATCCACTATAGAATAAAGAATGTTTCTCACTTGACTGTACATAGGGCTAGCTTCAATTAAAACTTGACCTTTCTCAAAGCCCACAAGTGCAGCCACTATATTGCGATTCACTTCTCTTTTGAATAACTCAGAACGTAATGTTTGAGCAATCTTCTCAGGATCTACAATCTCAAATCCTGCTTTGGTTTGTTTAATACCTAATCTATCAAGAAGGTTTTTATAACCAATATCAGTCATTTCCTCTAGTAAGTCTTGGTTCTCCAATATCTCTTTGAAGAATGGAGATGCATTAGCCATAGCTGTTTCATCTTCTAAGTTTTCCCAAGCTTCTAAACGCTTGTTAAAATCTTTCTCATCAGACATGAAGTCAAAAGGTACACCAGCTTGTAAGAAGTCTAATGTTACCAATTTGGTAATCTGAGAACCTCTTGTTACAAAAGCCTCATCCTTAGAAGGCACCTCAGACTGTACACTTATAATACTAAATGGTATATTAATCTTATCTGCATCTGCAATAGGAGCATCATTAAAGTTACCCTTGCTATCATATAATTTAACTAATACATCAGCCCCCACCTTTCTACCACTGTCAAATACAGCGTAGTCAATCTTATCTTTCTGCATCTTGTTGTATAACTTGATAGCATTTGAATCTTTATTAATCTCATGTAACACTCTGTAACTCAATGGATAAAGGGCAAACTTATCTAATACAACATCATTGTAAGATTGTTTACTCATCTTAGCCCCAGCTACAACTGGTTTCAATGGAGTGTATGCACTCTTTACTTGAGGATTGCCTGCTTCTAATAAATTTGATTCATTAGGAGAAAGGTCCTGACCCTTGTCTCTTTTCTCAAAAGCAACATCATATCTGTATTGTCTTTCCTCATTAGGGTTCCAATTTGAAGCACGTATTCTAAAGTTGCGATATGCTTGCATACTAATCATACCACCACCATCTGTTTCAGTGAATGATGAATACTCTTTAGCAAATCCTTCTACATCTGCTACACCTTTGACATCCTCTAATGTGATGGTTTTGAAATAGTCAGCTGTGAAGTCAGTGTATCCAAGATCATCAATATCTGTATAGTCATCATTATATACATTATTCATTACAGCATTTAAACCTGCTGAACCATATATGATAGCCTGACGTGGAGATAAAAAACTCTTAATACGCTTCAATTCATCTTTGTAGAAATATGGATCTGAGTATACAAGTTTATGTAACTCTATGTTATTAATCATATAGTTAACAGATAAGTACTTGATATTCACATCAACATCATTCTCACTTAAAGATCTTTTCTTTTCAAATTCCACTCCATTAAAGTTAAAACCATTCTCATCTTCAGAAAGAATATTGTAATTAGAATACACAGCTTTTCTTCTCTCAATATCCTTCTTAACAAATGCGTCTATAGCAGTGTTTATTCTTGATTCAAAGTGTGTGTAAACATCCTCAAGAGATTTCTCTTTGCTTGGATCATATGATACAATATCTTCATGTAATGATGGTCCTAATATATTCTTGAAGAAACGCAGGTCTGTAGACTTTCTAGTCTCGTTCTCATCTTGTACAATCTTACGACCTTCTCTAGAAACAGCTAACTCTGACAAGAAGTATCCTTTAAATACTTTATGTATTGAGCTATTGTCTTTCTTTAAACTATTTAATGTAACTGTATTACCTACATAGTTTGCCCAGTCCAAAGAGGCATCTCCTGGAACAAGGTTCATATAGTATCCTGCTAGGTTAAGGTTTAACTCTTCCTTCAAACGCTCACTAGGTGTAAGACTAGCTGGGTCTTTTCTTTTGCCAAGACCCTCATCAATCATACCACCTGCATACGCTGTGCTTAATATCTCATCACCCTTAGGTAATTTGTTTCCTGAATCTTTATCAAATATCTTGTCCATGAATACAGAACCAATGTTAGCAAAGTTATCTGTAAGTAAGTATTCATATCTAGAGCCAACTAATTGTTTCTTATTGCTTATCTTAGTTAAGAAATCACGTAAGCTACTAATAGCATTACCACCTATGAAAGACTGTACTCTATCACCTTCAAGGTTAAAATATGTACTTTCAAAGTCAGGATTTTGAATCTTAGCAAGCATGTCAGCAATCTCCTTAACTCTACCTGCAGTGTTAATTGTCTTACTAGAAATAAACTTAATCTGCTCAGCTTCTAATAAGTTCTTCTTTATACCAGCAACAGCTTTGTTAAAGTCAGATTCAAAGCCAAGTCTTCTAATCATTCTAATAGGAACATCCACTCCTAAAGACTTCATAAATAATACACTTCTTTCTAATGATCCTAACTGTTGATTCTCAATGTTCTTCTTAATAGCTACGTACATTTTGTTAGGAGCATCATATCTATAGTACTTTCCTAAGTTCTTTTGTATAGAGCTAATGATACTGTTTTCCATATCAATAGCAATTTGCTTAGATGCTGTGCCTACAGACATATCAGTTGTCACTACAGTTCCATCAGGAGCTGTGTACACTGTAACCACGTCAGGAGCTTGTCCCTTCATTACATTGTAGAAAGAAGTAACCAGTTGAAGATCTGCATCAGTTTTTATATTAGCATAAGGATTCAACTTCTCAGAAGAAGGTTGTCCTGTAAGTCTTTGGTATATTACACCATATTCAGGTTTTTGAGACTCTACAAACTCACGTAGTTTTTCCATCATATCATCTACTGTATCTGAGTTGTATAAAGCATTCTTAAGGTCTATATACACCTTGCTCATTGGTATTAATCTAACACCATTGATTGAAGAAAGTGTTCTTTTACCTCTTGCATTTCTGTATGGAATGGTAGCTAACAATAATTTAATAGCAGCGTTAGCCTTCTTAAACTTGTCTATTTTCTCTGACTCTTGATAGTCTCCTCTACCTGTATTGTTCTCATTTGTTGTTTGAGTACTGTCATTCTCATCAAATTCAATAGAATAAGATAATAATTGTTCTTCAAAGATTTGAGTTATCTCATCCCAGTTTTTATCTATGATTGCAAACAACTGCTCAGCTTTTGCTACCTCAGGAGCTACATCTTCTTTTGTAGCAATACCTTCTTTCATTAGTTTAGCAGCAATGTTCTTAATCTTATCTACAACTGTATACTTAAGATTATCTTTAGCTTCTTTATATATTACAGCTCTGTTCTTAGCAGGGATATCAAATAGGCTTTGATTAGTAGCAATAAGATTTGTAAGAGTAGAATAGGTCATTTGTTGAATAGTATCATGTACTTGTTCTCCTGTAAGACCATTAGCAATTAAACTATACTCACTAGTTGGGTCGCCTATAGCATCTTCAACATCAATAATACCAGGTTTAGCTAATGCTAACTTAGACTGATATGGAGATGCGTTCTTATAATAACCTTCTCCTATTCTCTTAAATAACTCTTCTGTGTTTCTTGCAGCTTGAGGACCTAAGAAATATTCCTTAATAAAGTTTGCTAAATCAGTAAATAACTTAATGATGTAAGGTCTACCATCAGCAGGCTTAGGTGGAACTTTCTTATCTAATACATATTCTCTAAACTCTTCTGCTAGTTGTTCCTTGATTTGACCAGGAGTTGCTTCTGAGTATTTAACTTCTTGTCCTGTAACTCTATCTACAAAGCTGCCCTTTCTATTCTTGAATTCATTTACAATAGCCTTGCGTTCCTTAGGGTCAGAGAACATATTCCAGATAGCATGAAACACTTCATGATATGTTGTCCCAGCCTCTGCATTAGTGTATACATAGATAGCACCATTCTTATACATACCCCAAGCCTTTCTTCCCCCTGTAGCTTTGATAACATTCTTCACTCTATATACAGGAACGTTAGGTAGATTAGCTCTTAACCATTGTTCTAACTTCTTCCAGTTTTCAGATTTGAATGTCTTTATTTCATTCTCTAATATCTCACGTAAGTCTCCATCTTCATCTTCTAATAATGCTTCTTTTATAGCACCACTTCTTACACTAGGGCCCTTTGTTGTAATTTGTGCTGGTGCCTTTTCTTCAATCTCTATTACTACATCATCTGCATCTGTTTCATCAGGTATTGCAAAAGCTTCTTCATCTTCTTCTACAGCAGTTGCCTTCTGTACAGGTACATTTAAGAAGTTAGCAATAGGAGCTTTTAAAGCTCTTCCCATATCTTCCTTCTTAACATTTGCAGCAATTAAAGCTTCCTCAGCTTTAGCTAAGTCTTCTCCTTTTAATATCTTAATACCATTATCAATATCTCCTTTAGCCAATAAATTACGATTAGCTGTGAAAGCTATTCTAGTTCCCTTTGGAGTAATAAATATATTCTTAGTCTTACCATCTAATACAAACTTTGAACCAGTCTTAGTTTCTATTGGAGCTTCTTGTGTTTCTCCTACAGTAAATGTTTCTTCTTCTGCAGAAACAGGTGTTGCAGCTGTAGGCTTAATGCCACCAGGAACAACAGTCTTAGGCACAGTTCTAACTATCTCTGTAATAGTAAAGTTGTCAGCAGCATCGCTAAGTGTAAAGTATACACCCTCTCTATTAGTATCTTCAGGAGATTCTAACGCAGTAATATCAGTAAACAAAGGAATCTCATCAGCTGTTCTTCCCTCATCTGATAACAAATATGTTTGATAGTTTTGCCATTCTTTTGTTTGTGGAATACCATTCTCACCAATACCTATGATTTCTTCATATGTTAAATTATATTCATCTGTGTTTTGTACCTTTCTAGCATTAACATTATTGTACATGTTTTGTAGAAGAGTGACAATTGCATCTTTCTGAGTTTCCATTGCTTGTGGTGTAAAAGAAAGACTCTCTCCTTTACCAGAGAAGAACAATCTTAATTCACCATCTGCTCTCTCAAACCATATACTATTATAACCAGGGTCTTTGCCTTCTTTAGGTTTGCCCCAGAATGTAACACTTCTTAACCAGTCAATTAAATATTCACTTCTAGCTTCTACACCACCATCATCAAACACATTGTTAGATAATTGATTAAGAACCTCATAGATAGTTTCAGCTTCTTTAGTATTGAACAGTCTGTTCTTTAACTTAACATAAGCATTATCTAATACTAAGAATATTCTACCAAGCACATCTGTAAACTCTGTGCTTCCTTTACTAATATCTTTTGCAACAGTAGGCACTTCAATTAACTGCTTTTCAACTAAGTCTTTGTCTTCAATTAATCCAGCAGCCTTTACAGACACAGCAGCACTTGGATCAGTAACCTTCTTACCATCAGGTAATGTAATACTAACTCTAGTAGGTCTTCCAAAAGAAGGAGTGATTGATTGTAATCTAACAGCAGGATCTTTTAATGTTTCATTTCTGAAAGCAATGTATTGATCTTTTAACTCTTTTCTAGTTTGCTCAGGTGTGTTGCTTCTGAACATTGTTTCATTACCAAAGTCAGGACCCCATTGTAAACTCTCGTCAGGCATTACTTGGAATACAGCATTCTCTAACTTATCTTGGCCTTCTGCAAGAGGTTGCCCATCTTGACCTACCAATACAAAGTTACCATTGCCTTGATCCTCAACCATTACTAATGCAATAGTTTTTGTTGGATCTATGTCTGTATTGTTGTTCTGTAAATATGAAGTAAGTCCTGGTATAATGTTGTCTTCATTTGCAGAAGTAACTAAGACACCAAATATATTATTCTTATTAGGGAATGAGTTGAACTTATTACCAAAGTAATTTGCACGTGCATAGCCTAATATATTCTTACTAGCAACAGTAGATGTAACTAATATCTTTGGACCTTTCTTAGAAGTAGGTTCGTACTTAACACTATATGGAGTATTGTCTAATTGTTCCTTACTTAATGTACCAATAACTGCATTAATAAGTTTACCATCACTCTTTAACTTTTTCTCTTGTTCTTTCTGTAACTTATAAGCTTTAGCAACATCTTGAAATCTAGTTAAAATTGCTTCTCTAGCTTTTAAGTCTTGCTCATATTCCTTTAACTGATCTTGTAAACCTTGTAACTCTTCTCTTAATTCAGCAACACTGCGTTCATTAGGAGTTACATCTAACTCATCAATATTGGCAAGATCTCTTTCAAACTCAATTAAGTCTGACATTAATTCAGGGTTATTTCTTCTAACTTCTGGATTAGCATTCAAATATTCTTGTAAAGCTAATGGAGTGTAAGGTAAGTTTGGATATTTAGCTTCAAACTTCTTAATCAGATCTAATGCCAAATCTACAGCAGTATCTAAAGCTTTCTCAACATTAGTTAAGAGCTTAGACAAAGCATTAATATTTTTACCAGTATCTAATATTAAATCTTCAACAAGAGACTTTTGTTCTTTTAATTCATTGATAAAGTCTTCACTTTCTGCAGGAAGCTCACCTATATTCTGAACCATGTCAGCAATGTAAGCTTGTGTAAACTCAAGTTCTTCTTGTTGAGATTCTAATTCTCTAATCTCATCAATTAACTTATCTCTTAGTTTAGATAATTTACTTGCAGCTCTAAGTGCGTTGGCTGTGGTTTTTTTGAACGCATTCTTCTTAGTCATCTCACCAGCCTTAAGCTTGGTTTCAACATTAGTAAGATCGCCTGTTATCTTCTCAAGTTCATTGTATTTTTGTTCTAATAACTTTTGTGTAGACATTAGCTTTGATGATGTTTCATCAAACATGTCATTTAGTATTTTTAATCTAGCTTCTCTTTTAGCAGAAAATTTTGATTCTTTTAAACTAACAAATTCATCTAATGCTTGTTTTTGAATTGGTGTAAGTTCACCAACAGCCATAATCATAGGAACATCATATCCTTCTTGAGCTACAAATTGACTACCTGTAACCTCAATAGATTTAATCTTTCCTTTAGTGTCTCTGTACACAAAGTTTAATACTCCATCTTTAGGGGAGTATTCTAATCTACCTTTAACTTTCTTACCTTTACCAAAGTTAAATTGAAACACAGTGTTACTATGTTCCATATAGTATTTGGCTTTTTTATTATTTAAAGTGTCTGACACTTTGCCTAATTTATAGCCAGCTAATTCTTCTTTAGAGATGTCTCTTACAACACCATTAGAATCCTTAATCTTAATAGTACCATCTTCATTTTCTCCAAGGATAGTTAATCTTGGAAATCCATAAACCTCATTACCATCTTTGTCATACTTAACAGTTCTACCTAAGTAGTATTCTGTATCTACTTCAATATCTTCTTCACCATCCTTAGTCTTAACTTTTACAGTTTCTTTCTTTGGAGCATCTTTATCCATAGTTTCTGCAGTGTCATACTTACTAGGATTGTTCTTTATATCATTATATTCAAACAAGAAGTTGTCTCTACGCAAAGCAAGCTCTGCAACATCTTCTAATGTCTGCATTAATTCATCTTCATTAATAGACTTTGATGCCTTAATTTTTTCAACAGCTGCTATGTAAGAATCACTGTCTCCATTAGTTAAGTCATTAACAACAGTAGTAGTATCAATACCTACAGCATCTAACACTGTCATTAATTGAGGAAGTCTTTCATCATAGTCTGCCACCTTAGTTGCAGCATATATCATCTGATCCATCACCTTTGGTGAATAGACAGGCTTACCATCAGCATTTACTAACCCACCATAACGTACATCTAATGATTGATATAATGATTTAATGTTCTGAGCAGTAACTTCTAAGTTAGCTAATCTTTGTAGATATGCTTCTTTAGTATCTGTATCTAATGCCTTACCTTCTGATTGTAACTGTGCAAATCCCTCATCAGTCATTGCTAGAGTTTTATACTGAGCAATGTCGCTTTGAACAAGATCAAATCTACCATACTTAATACGAGGAGTTAGATAGTTGATTATGTAATCACGCTCTAAGTCTTTGCTCTCTAGAATATCACCTCTTCTTATTGCTGTTTCTCTTTCCTCTTGTATAGTTGTACCTCTATTAACAGATCCTTTAACTTCTTTAGAGAAGTCAGACAAGATAGCATTATTAAATTCTGTAATAGCAGCTTGTGTATTCTTTGACTTTTCTTTTGCTTCACCAAACTTACCAGGACCTAACATTAATGCTCCAGACAATCCACCAATAAGTATGTTCTCCATACCCTCATTAGTAGTTAATGTTTCACTAATTCCTGCAGCAACACCATCTAACCAATTAGTTGGTTCGTTGTTATATTTCTTATTGTAATAGTTTTCTGTAGATTTGCCAATTGCGTATTGTGCACCTTCCTCAAATGCTTCTGAAGCAGAGAAGGTATATGGTCTCACCTTATTTAATGTAGATAAGATTTTTCCAAATCTATTAGGAGCTGCTATATATTTACCAGTAGCGTCTGTTGTAATTTCACCAATTTCTTTTGTAAGAGAATTAACAATCCCTTTCTCCCCTTTGTATGTAGCTCCTAGTATTTTAGGAAACTGAATATAGTTAGTAGCAGTTAATAAACCAACGTTTGCAAAGTAAGAAGAATTACCCACTTCTTCAGAAAGTTGATTAATCTTTAACAGATCTTCTCCCATAGGAGCTTGACCACCATTTGCTTCTTTATATTCTTCAATCTTTTTATTTCTAAAATCATTAAGCGTATGGTATGCTTCAAAGCCAGCCTCACCCACTGTACCTAAAGCTGCAACAGTAATTCTACCTCCTTGACCTAATGAGCTATAAGATGATAAAAACTTATCAGAAAGTCCTTTAAGTTTACCATAAGTAGAAGCTGCTTTATCTGCAGCAAGCAATGCTTCTTCTGAAGCAGCTAAAGCTTGAGCACCCTTACCCACTGAGAACAGTCTAGCTGTAAGAGGGATTGATTTTAGAGCAGCAGCATATGCTCCTCCTGACAATGCAGCACCTGCAGCAAAGCCTAAGTTTTTAACAACTCCATCCCAAATAAAGTTAGCACTAAATAACTTACTTGGAGAATACCAATCTTGTTCTCTTTCTCCTGCTTTATAATAGTTAGGCATTATGTTTTCAGAAGCCTTTACAACTTCCTCATCTAAAAACCTATTCATGTCATTATCATAAATATCTGCAAATCTTCCAGAGTTTGCAAAGTTAGCTAGACCATTTACTAGTCCTACAGTAGATTGTAAGAAAGTAGTTCCTGTAAGAACTAAACCTTTACCTACACCATTAACCATTTTACTAGCCCAACTTTGACTTTGAGCATAAGCATCTTCATTATTATAATCACCAGGCATGAAGCTCTTATATCTATCACTACTTACCTCTGTTAAAGTTCTATCAATGCCACCTGCCATCTTCTTACCATCATTTCTACCTGCAGTTAATACAGCATTCTCAAGAGCACTTAATGCAGTAGGAGTAGGTTCTCCATCCATCATAGGAATACCAGTTCCTTCGTATTGACTTCGCAAGCTTTGATAAGGAACACTTGCAGGTCTTTCAGGAAGTTCAGTAGGTGTATAATCATTCAATGATGAATCTAATAATGCCCTGTCTATTAAAGGAGTATCTGCCATTATAAAGGTTTTTGAGAAGCTTTTTGTATTTTTTGTAAGTCACCAGCTGTTGCTGGTCTTTCATTTATCAATCTAAATATCTCACTATCATTCATATTTTTTATAGCCATGTTAAGTCCTTCCTTAGTCATACTTCCTACACTTGGATAGTACATCTCATCAGTAGTCCAACTTCTTCTTATAGGATCATATGCTTTGATACCTAGTGTATAATTGCCTGGACTAAGTTGTATGATATTTGCTTTCACACCATAGGTTCTTACATTTTCAAAATCAAGATTACCTAAGAAAGCATTGCTAACAGTTGTCCTGGCACTACCATCTTTGGCAGTGGTCATTCCTCCTGTTTTATTTATTTGATCTAAATATGGTCTTAGTTGTTGTGATGCTACATCATCAAATTGAGTACCAAAGCCTCCTATTTTTTGTTCTGGAGTTAATCTAAAACTAGTTGCTTTTCCTCCTGGACCAACAGCTGTAACTTTATAATAAGGTTCTTGGAATTCAGTGCCTTCAGCAACATCTATTGAAAAGTTTGGATTTTCTGATCCTGCAATTTCTCTAGCAGTCTCAACATTAAAATCAGGAGAGCCTGCAAGTTTACCACCACTCTTCTCAGCAGCAGCAGCAGCAGCAATTAAAAAGCTTTTTAAACTTCCTTTTTGAGCAGGAGTTATTGAAGGGATGTTATATCCAGCAGCTTGACTTACAGAAATCCTATTTTTAAAAGTATCTTCCATAGTCTTATCAATCTTTTGTAAGGTTTCTTTATAAGGCTTATTTACAGTCTTTGCATAATTGTCTAGTTGAGCTAATATAACCTTGTCAGAATCATATCTCTTGGCTGGCATCTTACTCCAAATCTTATACAAGTTATACATCTTAGGACTTAACTCTTGTCTAGCTTTAGCATCTGCTGAAGCTACAGGAGTTCCTGCCATACCAACAACAGATCCTCCACCTGGAGCTGTACCACCACCAGTACCTCTATATTTATATGCTACTGTATTAAAGTCTACAAAGTCTTTAGCTGTATATTGATATACTTCATTACCTTTTTTATAAGTAACAGTAGGAGCATTTTTAGGAATAAGCTTATCTATTGTACCATGTTCAGCTTCTGCCTTTCTTCTAACATCTAATATTAATTCTTGATTAGCTTCAGCTTGTCTTCTTTCTTTTTCTGTAGTATTAAAATAGTTAGCTACAACAGGACTAACCCCTGTAGGTCTTGTTTCCCACGCAGCTCTTTGTTGTTCAAACCATTCTTTAGTTTTACCTTGAGACTTTAAAAAAGCTTCATCTCTATCTTTAATTTTACCTAACTCTATATCTGTTGTTCTTGTAAGTTCACCAACAGTTAATTTAGGAAGAGTATCCTGATCTACAGGAGCTGCAAAAGCACCATATCCTTCTGCTGTTTTCTTTGCTATTTTATTAGCCTCTTCTGCAGCTTTGACTTCTCTTGACTTCCAATACATATTATCTTTATGTATCTTCCAAGCTTGATTTTTTGTTTCCCTTTGCATTTGCATTTGAGCTGCAGGACTATCTTCTTTTGTGATCTCAACTTCTGTATGAGAGAAAGGTTTAGCAAAGTTGTTAATAGAGTTAAGAGTAAATAAGTTTGCCTTAGCTCTTTCCAAATCTCCTCTATCAACAAGACCTAATATACTATCTCTTTCTTTATTAAGTTTGTTAATTGTAGAATCAAGACCATTTATCTTATCTTGAATCATTTGTTTCTGAACATTTGAATTTGTAGAACTTAAAGAATTCTCAAGAGCTTGTTTTTGTTTAGTGAAGTATTCAGACTTATCTAAGTATTCACTATTAACATTCTCTTTAAATAAATTAGGATCAGTAACATTACTATATGTATATACACCATCTATCTCTAACTGTCTCCAATCAGCAGGTGTTAAACCTACAGATAGTGCTTGTTTGATTTGGTCAGGAGACACACCTGCAAGTTTTGTTCTTGTAGTAGCATCTGCTAAGACCACTTGAGGTTTCCCATCTTCACCAACAACTGTTGTAAAATCTTCTTCTGTAATAGTTGAATCTCCAGTGAGATCCTTTATAATATCTAATGCATTTTTTCTCCAGTTTGTGTATGGATCATACCCTCCACTAAATGTTTCTTTTACATCTCCATTCATCCACTTGTTAGTTTTTTGTTGAAACAACCAGTCATTTGATGGAGAAGTCTTGCCATCTTTTAGATATTCTTCTCTTTCCTTAACAGCTTTTTTATATTGTTGCGTAGATGATACAGCGTTTATGATGTTTTCATCTTTAATAATTTGACCTGTCATACCAGCAACTGAGTTAACTAGTTGTTGATTAGAAAAGTCTCCTGCTGCCACAGTCTTTAATCTACTACCTAACTCATTGAGTTTAGATTGTAATACCTGTTTGTCTTGGGGTCTGTATAATTCTATACCACCAACTCGATCAATTTCATTCTGAATTTTTTGCACACCTTGATCATACTGGGCTTGCTTTTGCATGCCCACTTGCACCATGGCCTCCACAGGGAGCTCTTGGATGTAAGGGTTGAATTGTAAGGATTTATCAGTAAACGATGCCATAATACAAAATTAATTTAAAATATTAGAATTACCAAGAGCTATAACAAATTTTAGTAATTCACTATAACTTAATTAGTTAGAGATTTTTTAGAGCTTTTACAAGTGAACCATGTCTAGCTTCTTTGACTTTATATCCTGTAATGTCTCCTTTCTTATTATAGATAGGAAGAAGATCATTTCCTTTTGCATCTGTAGATTTTTGAGACCCTCCTGCTCCAGGAATATTAAACTGAGCAGGAGCATTCATATTAATTGCTCTACCACTTGGAGTGAATCTAAAGTTGTACATGTTCTCCATAACAGCCAATTGTCTATTAGCAGCTCTTTGTTGTGCTGTCTTAGCAGCTATAGAACTTAACGCACTAAGTGCTTGTTCTTTAGTATTAGATCTAGCCTGAGCTTGTCTAACGTATTGATTATCAAGAATTTGTAAGTTTTTAAGCTGAGCATCATTTAACATTGCTCTATTCTTATCAAATATCTGCATCTTGTTTGTAGTATTGATTCTGTCTCGATTTCCAAACACTTGGTTTTTAGCTTCTAATGCCTGAGCCATAATCATTGCTTGGGCAGCTGGGTTTGAACCTGCTGCTCTAATGGCTGCTCTAGATTGAGCATCAATAGCATTAATCTGATCATTAAAAGAGATATCCATAGGAGTATCTAACATTGGCTGGAATGTTTGAGCCTGTACAGGTTCTAACTGATTGGTAGCCAATGCAAAGTATTCAGGATATAATTGATCTGGAGATAATTCTTCATTAGCATTACTAGGTCTTAAGAATGGAGCTATGTTAGATAGGATACTAGGACCATACTTCTCAAGCCCTTTACCTAAAGTACTTCCTAATGACTTTAATGCTTGTCCAAATCCTCCACCTTCAACTCCAGCTACTCCAACTGCTTTAGGAAGATCTCCAGATTGATCTACTAGATTTCCTGACTGATCAAAGTAATTCATATTTTGATCATATCCAGACATTACACCACCAGTATTTTGTGAAGTGTTAATTTCTTCTTCTAAATAATTATTTTTAGGATCAAAATATTCATACTCTCCATTTTGAGCCTTCTTTAATTTCTTACCATCTTTAGCCATCATACGTTTGTCATATTCTTTTTCAAGCTTACCTTCAGCAAGTTTGTCACTCTTAACTCCTAATTGACTAGCTGTATCAAGAATAGCATTTTGTACAATACCTGCTTCCTGAATCTTTTTAGCATTTATCTTTTGATACTCTTCAGCTCCTTGTTTTATAAGTTCATTTGTTATTAACTGTAAATGACCAGCTGTACTATTATTATCAGCATTGATAATTTTTTCATTAGCCTTCTCACTTATTTTCAATTGTTTTGCATCATTCTTAGCTATATCAGCTACATAATGTTTGAACTTTCTACCTTTTGCTTTTGGATCTCCCATAAGGTCTGCTATGTTTTTATCAATCTTCATGTTACCAAATACAACCATATTGTTGTCTTTACCACCATCTTTTAGTTTAACAGCTGGTTCACCACCCTCAACTTCTACACCATTCTCACCAAAGTTAATAGGAATGCCACCATTGTCATGAGATCTTCCTTTAAACATAACTGTCTCACCACCATCTGGTAGGAAAGGATTATAAGAGATTGTTTCTGCCTTACCACCTTCAATTATTTCTAAGTCACCCCCCATAGCCATCTGTCCACCATGTTGCATAGTTAAAGGCTTTCGCTCAGGTCTGCCAGTAAACAATGCTTCTGCACTAGGAGGTGTATAATACTCATCTTTTAAATGACCACCACTTCTTAGCATATCTGCATCATGAGGAGGCTTTAACAAGTCTTTAACATTATACTCACCAAACTTAGCAATTGTTTGTGGTTGCCATGTATGACTAACCCACTTATATTCATCACCTACATCCACCTTACCACCTTGCTCCATATATGCACCAAACTGATTTTGTTGAGCTTGTTGGAACGCAGCTTGTTGAGTGTTCATCTCAGCTTTCTTTTTCTCTGCTTCTAGTTCTCTAGCATTTTTAGCACCACCTAATAGGTTACCACCCACTGTACCAATAAGTCCACCAATTGCACCACCTAATGGTCCACCTACAATACTACCAATGGCTGTACCTGCAGCACTACCAATCTGTGCTTGACCAGAACTTTGGAAGTAATCTCCAAATGCTGCTTCAGGAAGATTGCCACCTTTTTTAAATTGTTTCAATGTTTCTCCCATTGGTTCAAATCCAAGGTCAGTGTACATATCACCAGGATTGTACATGTTCTGAATCTCTGTAGGATTGCCACCAATCATTCTACCATTCTCAGCTAAGAAGTTTGTACCTGATCCATAAGGATTACCTAACTGTCCAGGCTGTACAATATTATCTTCTGGTCTTACATATTTACGTTTAACTTTCTCTCTTGTAGAGCCAGCTTGTAAAGCTAGTTCTGATAACTCTCTAGCTTGATATGCTTTATTTATTGCTTTTCTTTGTGAACCAATTGCTTCGATACCTCCTATGATTCCTGGCAATGCACCAATAGCTGCTGTTGCTACTCCTGCTGCCATACCACCTCCACCAGCACCTTCAGGAAGACCACCTTCACCAAATGCAGCATCTGTAGCTGCTTTTGTAACTACTTCTTGTCCAGCAGCATTCTGTGATCCACCAACAAGTCCTGTCCAGCTATTATAAGTAGCAGGTTGTACAGCAGGTTGAGCATTTCCCCAACCCATAAGATTTAGCACATTTCCATTAGCACTACCACCACCTTGAAACTTAGGAGGATTGCCAAAGTCTGTAAGTTGGTGTAACTGTTTGTTCACCATAGACTTACCCATAGCAGCTTTCTTTAACTCTTTACCATGAACTTTCATGAATGCTTCTTCTGTAGGATACTTCTTGTAGAATTCCTTCTCAGACTTTACTTTAGCAATCTTTAATATTTGGTCTTTCATATTATACTCTATTGTATGATTTATTTATATTTGTTTAACCAGCCACCTTTGTTATATTTTTCCCAACCTTTACCCAGATTTTTATATGCAGGTTTAAATGATTTAAAAACCTTTTGTGGATTAAGAATGTTATATTCACTATTATCTCTAAGACCATATATACCAAGATCTTCTGCTATTTTAGCAGCCTCAGGACTTAGTCTTCTAAAGTCAGGATTAAGATTCTTAACTGGTTCCATTTGACTAAATGTTTTCCAGTCAACTATTCTAGGATTTTCAACAAACTCACCTCCATGTATGTATGCATCCCCTCTTCCCATTGCATAGTTTTCAGCATTCTCACTAGCAAGTTTTGGATAAAATCCTTCTACATCTCTAAGAGGATTTGGAGAACCTTCCATATGCATCCAAGTATTAGGAGTTGCATAGAATCCTCTTGAAGTTGGAGAAGTTGCACTTTGAATAGGCAATCCTTCTCTAGTTATTCTAATAGCACCTGCGTCTGAAATAACACTAGGACCACCATGATATACAGTTTTAGGTAATTCACTATATGGAATTGCTTCAAACTCTGGTGTCATGTATGGAGCTAGTTCTCCTGTTGCTGGTTCCTTATATCCAATGTTATCATAAGGTAAAGTTGTTCCTTTGTAAGGAGCAGGAATTGGACCTCTTACAACTTGTTCTGAAGCAGTTGGTTTAGGAACTTCTTTATATCTTTTTAACCAATCTTTCTGTAAAACTTTACCTTCAGTTATAGGTATATCTCTTTGAGCTATTTGACTCCATTCTTTTTTACCATATCTCTTACCCCAGTCAGAAGCTCCTCTTGGTACCTCAGCAATATACCCTTGTCCATACTGATCTGCTATATCAAATCTAGGAGTATAGTAAGCTTTACTAAATTGTCTAGTAGTATTAAAGTTACCTATACTAGTAGGAGTTACATTTTGTTTAGCTCTAAACAGACCACTTTGTAATGCATCTTCCATTCCTTCTTTACCAATACCTCTATACATCATTCCCTCTGTAGGTTTAAATGCATATGGATTTAACTTATAAACATTCTTTAAGGCTGTTTGTTCTGTAGCATATTTAGCAGCTGCTTTGGCACCTTTACCAACAAGCTTACTTGCTGCCAATCCACCTTCCATTATCAATGCTGCTTCTATAGCATCTTGCATATTCTTAGCTCCCTTACTAGCAGCCATTCTATTTAATGGAGCATTGTCTTCAGCTATTCTTTGTAACTTCTGTTTATCAAACTTAGCTTGTTCCCCTTTCTTAGGTGTATATTGAGATAGAGTAGCCTTAGGTTTCTTCATCCTTTCTAATTTCTCCTCAGCTTCTTTCTTCAGTTTTTTGGTAATGTTCTCACCATCTTGAGCCATTGGATACTCTGTAACCTTTTCACCATCAAACTTATAATCTTGATCAGGATACATCATCTGTGTATCACCTGTATCAGATATGCCAAGAACAGGATAGTCTACCCCTTGCATTGTAATATTGTTAGATCCTATCTCTGTTATCTTACCTGGATGAGCCCACTGTCCTCTGTCATCTCTTATTGGTTCACTGTAGTTATCTAACCATCCACCATTTTTCTTTTTATTCAATGTTCTATACATTGCTTCTTGTGGAGATTCAGAAAAGTCAACTGTATTTATTATCTCTAGGTTTCTTTTAAACATAGGATCTGATTCATAAATACGTCTTTCTTCTTCTATTGCAGCTTTTCTTAATTGTGATGGAGTTAGTTTTTTAGCAGGTTCACCACTTTGTTTTGCAAGTTCTTGGTAATCCTTTTCTAGTATTTTCATTCTTCTTTGAATCGCCTTCTCCATATTGTAATTAAACCAAGTGTTTGTTATACCACTTGGATCATTTGCACTTGCATCTCTTATTTCTGTTGCCTTTTGATCACCTACTCTAAATACATTAATTTTTTTACCTTTATAGTCTTGTGCTTCAGGATTTAATGTATATACATAAGGTTCTTTACTTTCTCCTCTTGTTACCTGTCCATGTTTATATGAATTATAAACCTCAACACTGCCATCAGGGTTTGAACCTAATACAATATTAGTATGATCTGGAATACCTTTTTTATTATAGTATTGTATAAAATCTCCTGGATTTAAGTTTCCTTTTTGTATTATATCAGTTAACTCATTAAATTCAATAGGTCTTCCTTTTACTTTTTCAAATCCAGCAGCTTTATAGTTTTTATCAAATGTTGGATTATATTCTACTACTTTACCTTTTGTTCTTGATTCTCTTACACCTTGTTTTTCATTTCCTACACCAGAGAAGTCAACACCTAAATCTTTATAGACATTACATACACCACCTATACATGTTAATGATGGATCTATTCCAGACTTTACAGCACTTTCTGATAATTGATATGGAGTGTTAGCTTTAATAGCTTCTATTACTTTCCATGCTGCAGCTTGTCCTATGTTTTTTTGAGAAGTTGTAATTGGTTTTATTTCCTCTTTCTCATTAGGAATAGTTTTTCCATCTTGACTTATACTCTTAGGTTTGAAGTCTAGTCCTTCTTGGTAGAATTTCATCTCTTGACCATTCTGAGCACTAGCTTTTGTCTTCTTAGTATACTTACCATTAGCAGGAGCTGAGCCAGCTACACGTGCGTACGTGAAGCCTACAGAACCTGGCATAGATCCCCCCATTTGCATATCATCCCACCACTTCAATGGAGAAGGAAGTGATTGTCCTTTCTCTACATATTCATGTCTCATCTCACCAAACTTCTCAGCTTCTTGCCATGTTTTAAATGGACCACCAAGATGTTCACCTGTCTTCTTATATTCAGCAATAGGATCTTTTAATTTCTTACCACCTTTAAATGAAGGAATTAAATAAGCTGGTTCTCCTTTTTCTCCACCTATAGACATAGCTAATTCAGTGCTAGGAGTGTTATATGGTATTACATATCCTTCTGGCAATTTAGAACTATTAGGTTGTAAGAATCCACCATTCTGAAATCGCCCACCCCATGCAGGAGAATAGTCCCTACCCTTAATGTTATATCCAAGTCCTACAAAGTCAGGACCTACAGATACTTGGACATCATTAGGATTAGCTTTCTTGCCATAGTTATCCTTGGTCTTTTTCTTTAAGACTAAGCCTCCTTGTTCATATTTGTCTAACCAGTTAGCCATTACTTATAAGAGATTTGAGCAGGTGCAATAATGAATTGAGAAACTATATGTGCTTCAGAGCTATTGTCAAGGATGTGTCTTACCTTTAAGTCTTTGGCTCTCAATGGTTCTTTCTTAAATGAACGTTTTCCATAATCCATATTCACTTGATTTACAACCTTATCTACTGATAAAGACTCACAACTTGTTCTAAACAAAGGTAATGATTTATTCTTAACTAATCCCCAGAATGTATTATATTGATAGAAGTTATCTGACTTAGTATAAGTGATAGTCTTGCTAAAGTCATTATATATTGGGTAAGCTAAGTATTGTTTTAGGTTGTTGATTGGCTTTGGTACAAGTTCTAATATACCTGTAGACTGTTGTCCATTATATAGAACAGCTTTGTTAAACCATTGATTATCAACCTCTATCTTAGCAGTTTCATTAACCACTCCATCTACAGATGGTATATAGTTATACACCTTACTATAATCTTTAACATTCTGAAGTATCTCATCATAGGTTTGATAAGCAAATGGATATTCAATTATGTATGGTTCTACATTACCATAGTATTTGTTATAATGTATTGTATCATCTAAATGCTTCCATATAGATCCTGTGTTACATACAGTGTAGTCTAAAGCAGCAAGCTGTTCTTTTGTAGCTGTACCAATTGTAACATTAATGCTAGTAGAACACTTACCTTTAGATCTTATAATTATTGTAGTAACAGAGTCAGCAACACTAACAGTATATCCATCAATAAGGTCTTGTTTAGTAATGTCAATGCCCAAGACTGTCCCTAAGTTATCAGAGATATCAAAGGGTCCTGTTCTGCCACCTGAGCAAGTTAATCTTATTATTACTGTTTTAGCCATTTATATTATTTTAAACGCAAGGACAACTTGAAGCAGATAAAGTATTGTTAATTGTTAAACTTGGATAGGCAATAGTCATGGCTGATAGTAATCCTTGAGCAACATATTGATAACAGTTTGCTGTAGGTGTATTAGTATCTTGTACATTTCCTGTTGTTATTAATCCTATCTTATAATACTCATCTCCTGTATCACATCTTGTATATACAAATATGTAAGGATCATCAAGAGGCATGTCTACATAATTAACACACGCTCCTGTAGATTTAACTCTACAGATTGTTGTAAAATCAGGAACAGCACTTGATAAATATCCTGCAAGCAAAGACGCTTTAGGAACTGCTAATGCAAATGCTACAGCATAAGTGTCTGCATCTGAAAAAAGATCAAAAGGACCAGTGTTTGCTCCTGCAAAATTTAAACTTATTGTTGCTGAAAATGGCATATTATTTTATTTTATATTATTTTAACATTCATACCCAATGAAAGTTACATATACATTATCAGAAGATGCAATACATTGACCTGATACTGATGGAAGACTTCCCATTCCAACAGAAGTTGAACCAACTCCTGCATTGTTACCATTGAGTATTGTAACATATACAGTGATATCACCATATGTACTAGTGGACACAACTACTTCTATTATAGTATCTACATTTACATTACCACTAAGAGTAACTGAGGAATCTATATAAATCTCTCCTAATATATCAGAAGCACTTGCACCAAGGTTAGTTACAGTTCTTGCAACAGGTGCTGCAGTTGTAGTGGTAGTAGTAGTAGAAGAAGTACTAGTTGTAGTTGTACATACAATACATGTTCCTACATCGAATGTAGCAATTCCAGATGTATTAGGATCATTGATTGTTGCAGCTCTATAGCTATTACCAGTGCGAACCCATACTGGTACACCAGCTGGTGATAGTACAAACTCATCACATTGAATTGCAGTTGCAGAACAGAATGGTGGATCAGTCAATATTACATTTGTCATTGTTAAAGCAGTACCACAAGCATCATCAGGACCTGCTGAACTATATCTATAAAGAGATGGTTGTGGTGTAGTGGTAGTGCTAGTTGTAGGAGTAGGAGTTGTTGTACTTGTTGTAGTAACAGATACACGTATAAATTCTCCTGCTGTTAATCTACAATCAGGTTCTGTTGTAAAAGATCCTGGAATTAATATACAGTCAAAAGGCACAGCAGTTGTGGTAGTAGTAGTGGTACTAGTAGAAGTAGATGTAGATGTTGTTGTAGTGGTAGTGGTTTGTTGTGAAGCTGTTCCTCCTAAAAGACAAGGATATCCTACCACTACAGCTGTACCAGTTAGGTTACAGTATATAATTCTTGTTGTTGTTGTAGTTGTGGTTGGAGAAGGTATTGGTACAACTGCCACTGCTGTGACATCACAACCTTCATTTAATCCAGAATAGAAGAAGCTGTTTTCTCCTATATAGAAGTTAGGAAGATATGTATGAAAACTCACCCAACTCTTTGTATTGAAGTTAAATGAAACAGTCCATGATTTGTTACAGAAGTATTCAAGATCTGTCACCTCGATATATTTCTTAACTACAAGATCACCAGCTACTGGTTGGTCAACATAAAACTGTTTAACCACCTCATCATAAAATACCTCTTTACCTGGTTGTGGAACATAGTCTAACTTAGTAATTATTACTCTTTCAAATACACTATCATACACACCATGAATACCAATATTCTTGAAATGATTATCTGTGTTAACTGTTGGGAAGTATCTTAGTATTTCAAATGCTAAATGATTTGTAAAGAATCTATTAAGACCAGAACCAAATCCTGAAATATCAGTTGCTTGTGTTCCTTGAATTAAAAATACTTGACATCTCTTAGCATCAATAGTTATCTGCCCTTGAGGTATCTTAAGCAACATCTTATTTTGACAACCAACATATCCAAGATCTGTTTCAGCGTAATCTATAGGAGGTGGTTCAACACTGCTGAATAATGAAGGATTACCTAAATAAGCTGCTTGAGGATTACTTGTATTCAATGTTAACATGTTACCATATAACAATGTCTTGTTCTCAAATCTAGCTAGTGTAGCTCTGTTCTGAATACCATCTAAAGATATAAGATTACCATAGTTTTGAGGGAAATCAAAGAAGCTCACTGGACGATATATCAACCAGCTATTTATTCTATTGTCAGAATAACTTTCTTGTCTATCAGAGTATATTGCTCTGAATGGAAAGTTTTTATAACATAATTGCTGTATCCAATCTGCAGGCAAGTGAGAGAAGAAGTTCTCTACATTCTGCTTAGAGAAGGTTGTATTGTAATAATATGTATTATCAAGAGCAATAGGAACTCTACTTTCTTGGAACCAAGTATCAGGGATACCTGAACTTACATGTGGATAGAAGTCACCTTCTAAGTTATTGAATGCCTGACGTAAGTCTACATTAATAGAACTCTCTACATAATAGTAAGGAATACCATAAGCAAACAAGTACATCTTACCATCATACACATAATTCAAAGAACCAGCTATTACTGTTCCTGGAGCAGGTGTAGTTGTAGAAGTTGTTGTACCACTGTCAGCAATATCATCATTAGGACAATCAAGATAATGTGCTTTGGTAGAGATTATATTCTTCATTACAGTAGAGCCTACAGTAAAATCAGACAAGATAGATCTTGCTGAATACCAATATTGTGGGTAAGCTACATTACCTATCTCATCATAATATATATCAGAATCATCAGGAGCATTCACTCTATTATCAATAAAGAATGGAAGTTTTGTTTTAAATCCAAACTTACCAATATATGTATCACCACCAAATATTACTTCAGGATCATTAGCAGATATTGCACTGAATATTCTTTGGAATCCTGTGTCAATAGTTTGATATGAATATATCTGTCCCCATTGAGCATTATTAATAGCCTTTATAGAACCATAGTAAGATACTACTTTGATATCTCTCTGAGCTTCAGGACTAGCACAGTTTTCTGCTTCTGAAATTGTAAATCTTGAAGTGTCACTAATTTGACTTACACCTGCTACAACAAGAGAAGGGGTGTCATTAGGATATGGCAAAGGTGATACAGGTATTCCATTTCTAACATCAATAGTTTTAACATAAACTGAAGACTCTCTGTTCCAGTTATTAAGATCATAATTATCACCTACGTTCTGTACACCTGGAAATACGTATTGAGCTAGATCAAGTTGTCTTTGTTTAATTCCTTGATTATTAGAAATATCTGCACTATAATCATAACTAGATATAGAGTTAAATGAATATGCAAAGTTTTGTCTACTAATACCATTGATATAAATCTGTAAGTAAGTTTGATATGCTGTAAAGAATGCTGTAGGACTAAATCCCCCAAGATCAGCTATTCTCTTACTAGAGGTTAAAGCATCAACTTGTGTTTGTTCAGTGATAAGCTTATACATAGCATGTTTCTGCACTTCAACAAAATGAGCTCTTCCTCCACCAAATAATACACTCTCTAACTTAAGAACATTACCTAGTGTAGGTTGTCCAAAAGAAGTCTCTGGAGAATTAAATACTTGTCTGTAAGCAGACTCAGGATTATTAAATCCATCTAATTTATTAGGATAACAATTTAAGTTTTCACTTGTGTTGCTAGCTACTATTTTATAATTACTTAGTCCTGATGTTCTTACAGGGAAAGTGGTAGAGTTAAATGTTTTAACGTTGTTACCACCTACAACACTACCTACTGTTATACTTTGTAATGCTCCTGTAACTGGATCTGTATAATTAAATGTAACAGAACTAACAGCTGAATTATTTGTAATTGTATAAGTAGTAGTTGTAGTATTTGTAAATGTTGCAGAACCACTATTTACAACAGGAAGTGTGATAGAACATATTTCAGTGGTACTGCTAGTAAAAGCTTGTGTATCTACTTCTCCTGTAAAACAGTTTGTGTATTGTAAGATACCAGGAGTTGTCACTGATACAGAGAACGTATCACATTGAGAGTTGTAAGCATTGTTTCTCTCAAGTAAGAATGGATCTTCACTTAAGTCATTGTATGGATAGTTAGGATAGTAGTAGTATGTAGCATTAGGATCAGCAGGATCTTCTCTAGTGTATTTACCTACATTTCTAAGAATACCTTTAGCAATAATAGATTTGTTTGTACTTCTATTACCTCTTACTATTTTAAATCCAGCAATAGATGCCTTCTCTTCATTTGTTAAACTAGAGCTTTGAATAGCAAATGCCACTTGTTGTACATCTATCTTCACACCTATTGGATAGATAGCATTGGCAACTTGCATTACAGGTTCTATCTGACCTCCATTATATACAATGCTTGGACTCTCAAAGTAAGGACTTACAAGAACATCAGGAAATTTATGGTGTCTAATTGGTTTACCAGCTAAGTCTCCCCATACATCTACGTTACATGGATACTCCTCAGTAGACTCCCAATATGCAAAGTCTCCAGATTGATAAGGGTATGCCTCTCCTATCTTCCTAGTATTGTCTGTAGGAACAGGATACGTTGTAGATACACTGGCTGTATTATATATTTTCCAATTAGGACTATATTTATAAAGTGTAACAGGTTCAACATTAGTAGCAGTACCTATGAAGTCAGGAGTTGCATTAGGACCAGTTTCATAAATAGGAGTTAAATCATTAGAAATTGGTGATCTACCAGGAATATGAAAACCATCTGTTTGCTTACCATTGGTTAATAAGAATACAATTTCAAATGCATAAACCTCATCTCTTAAATATCCTCTTAAGTTGGAAGTATAAAAACCATCAGCATAGGTGTTACCAGCTGGCAGTTTATATGTCTCCCATTGAAGTTGTACTTGATTAGCAACGCTTTGATAGTTGATTCTATCAATAGAAGTTAAGTTGTCCCAAACAATAACATCTTGTACGTTTGTTACATCTTGAGCAATCTCATAATAAGGAAACTTTTCAAGAACATCTGCAAGACTCAAAGGAATCTGAGTTGTGTTCTGTCCTGTATAAGTTATACTTGTAGACTTTTCTTCAATGTTATATGTTCCCACTAATTCTACAGTGGTACCATTATTAATGGTCTTTATAACAGCTAAGTTAAAGTATTGGAAGTATCCTGTAACATCTAAGTTAGTAATATTTAATACAATAGATTCACCTACAGAATATTGAAAATCAGGAGTTGTTATTTCTGTATTAGCAATAGATGTAGGATTAGTTATAGAGAAGTAGGATGTATAAGCATCTCCTGAAGCATTACCATATTGAATAGCAAATTGATAAGTACCAGCTCTCAAATCTCCTCCTACAACAATTTCAGCAACTTCTATATTAGGAATTTGAAAGTTAGGTTGTACATCTAACTTATTACAATCAAGAACTCCTTGTCCATCTACTACTAGAATAGTTGGATCACAAGTATTACCTCCTTCATATGAAAAAACATATGGAACTTGCTCAATGTTAATATATCTTCTTGGATTTAATCCATCAGTCCAATAAACCTCAGTGGTACAGTTTGTAATCTTATGTACAGCCTTGTGTATTGGATAGTTTATATCAAAGTTTAAACATTCTGAGTTAGCACAAACTGTTAAGTCTGTATCAGGAATAGGAGTACAAAGTGTGCGATATACACAATCATTGTTATCCATATATCCTATCTCACTTCCTCCTGTTTGAGGATTCGCTAAGAAGAATATGTGTTTGTTTTTCTCTTGTATGAAATGAGTTCCAATAAGCTGAAAGCCTTCAGGAAACTCTAAGCAAGCTTCATTACTTGGCTCATTCTGATAGCTTACAGAATTAGCGTCAAAGTTTTCTAATGCTGCGTTTAGAGCATAAGAAAGCTTACCCTTCTGTATTTGATTTACAGAAGAGTCCATGTCTAATCCAACTCTGCCAAGATTAAATTCTTGTCTTACGTTAGATGTTCCTTGATTATCTATTCCATCCTCTGCCATATCTTGAGCTTCTATTTGGTAATTCATATTGTCCAAAGCGTTGTAAGTCATTTCTTACTCTTCTTTGTTTAGTCCATGCGTCTTGCTTCTTAATTTCAGTGTAAGCCATAATGAATGCTTCATCATGTAGCTGTTTGTAATATGCTAGCTTCTGTTGTATTTGATTAAAAGTTTCATCATTGATTTGATTAGCCAATGTCTCAAACACCTTGTATTTAATAAACGCTTCTACAAACTCTCTAATACGATAGTTATCAGGAATTAACTGATTACCAATAGCATCATAGTCTGTAGCATAGAATATCATATGAACTATACCACAACCAAAGTTAGTGACAAACTTATTATCTCTAATGTCAAAGCTATCATATCCTGCTGATCCTGGAGTGAACTCATGTATAGGAGGAGCAGGTGTATAGAATTCCCAAGCATCTGTATAACTTACATCACACTTACTTTGACAAGATATATTACCTGGTTTTAATAAGTATTCTCTTTTTATTGATCTAGCAATCTGTTGATTGGTTTTATATACTGCTTGGATGATATCAGGCATACACGTAGGACATCCTGTTGTACAGTTAGGTTCTACACAAGGAACTCCACCACTAATAATAGGAGAGACTTGTATTGTTGTTTGAGAAGCAGCTTGAGAATAGAACGAGTTAGCTGTTTGATATGGGTAGTTAGATGGTATCTCTGTACACATCCAAGCCTCTCTAACAGCAAAGAAGTTATCAGGAAGTCTAGCCTCATAACCAGAAATATCTAGCGTCTGTTCAGCAATGACATAACTTGACCTACCTAACTTCTGTAGACATTTGTCTAAGTAAGTAGGGAAAAGCAAATCATCCACTGCTCCTGTGTCAAAGTAGGATTTTAACTCTTCCTTAACAACTGAATAAATTGGTTCAGGTGAGACAAAATTGTATCTGTAATAGTATGCCATGTTCTTTTATTTTTTCCATTCACAATAAATGTGTTGGTATTTATCATCTGTTTTTATGTAATGTGACAGCAATCTAGAAGTGGTACGAGAAGGTTTGAAATACCAAAGATTTATATTACGAATCCTAGTGGACTCTTTAAACCACATCCAACCAAAAAAGAATCCCTCTGTATGAAAGTTGAAGTTGTAGATGATTTTTCCCTTTTGTTTTGTCTTCTGCCAGTCTACTGGTAGGTTAACCACTTCTTTTCCATCAACTGTCTTTGTTTTCTTTCTCTTCTTTTTATTGATAGAGAACTCACCAAAGCCAAAAGGAAGTCTTGCTTTCTCTCCTGTTTCTAGAATGTAGTTTTTAAAATTGTCATTATATAAATATATAATGTTTCGCCACTCATCAAATGTAATTTTTATGGTGGGATGTTTCTTACAAAAGTTACTGTAGTTTTCTTTACTAGAGCTTCTCCAGTCTATCTTAGTACGCATTAGCTTGTTGGTTTTGCATTGGGAGCTTGTCCATCAATGCCATCAAATGTTTGGTCTGTTTTAATGCTAAAGTATGTCGATAATAGTTTTTGAGAAGTAAGTTGTAACACTTGTGTTATTAAGTAGCCTGGGCATCCAAACTCTTTGTCTAATGGATTTATACAATACTCTTCATTTGTTACAGAAGGAATGTTTCCACAAGCACAATCATCAGGATATAAAATACTGTTTGGAATATCTTCTTCAAAGAATGCAGATATTCTAACTGATTTTAAGTTAGGATTGTTAACATATAGATACCCACCATTAGCTATCCAATAGTATTGTTCAGCTTTTATGATAGGAAGTTTTAATAGATTTAAGTATCTATTGATTGTAATCTCTTTGAATCTTTTTCCTTTACCTCCCATAGCGTTTATAGAATAAACACCTTGGATTAAGTATTGATAGTTTCCCTCACTGATGCGAGGAAGTTTGTATTTGCTTCTTGCAACTTGACAAGGGTCCACATATTCACAGCAATCAGAAATAGGCACCTCTAGCATTTCCAAACAAGGAAGTGTTTGAAATACAGTATCAGTAGCCCAAAGCTTTCTGAGATTAGTCTCACGTTTGATTAGTAAAAATGTGTTGTTCTTGATTTCAGACGCAACCACTCTATCAGTAATTAGATTATCTGTAGTGAGCAATTTATGTACTGAACGTACATCTGAAACCATTTGTCTTAATGTTGCCATTATAAATACTGTTTGAATATATTTGTCATCCCATCACAGTCATCTATTAAAAATCCTGTTACTTCTGCCTTGGACATTGTGTGACCCATCTTGTCGTCCCAAAGACTTTTAGCATTTGAAAATGCTGGAATTTGATAAAACTTTATACCATTGAAATCATGACTCACCTCATGGTGTTTGTCTCCTGTAAAAATGTAAAACTTGCTATGACTAGACCAATGTTCTCTAAACTCTATTGGGAATAAAGCTGCAAGCTTAGCTGGTTTGATAGCATCTCCATGGTTAAACATCAATGCTGAATCACCATAGCTTACATACTTTCTATACTTAGGAGATAAATCAAATGCTAATCTCTCTGTATTTCTGAAGTAGGTTTGTAACCAGTTAACTAAATGCCAACCTACAAACTCATCATGATTACCTGCCACATAGATTACATTTACATTCTGAGCATATTGTAATAACATTGTAATCATTAACACCTCATGTCCACAGATGTATTCAAAAGATGTATGATATGTATGCGTGTTCTGTTGAGGAGTTCCTTTTGTAGTGGCATTTGTATACTCACTGTTAAACTCATCAGATCCTATTATGTAAGTTATGTTCTGCAAGTTGTTGGATAACTGAGCTTGATTAGCTATCAGTTCCACCTTGTACATAATGTTAGCTAGTCTATCTGCTACATTATTATTACCATCTATGTCCCATTTGTTTAAGTGAGAGTCTTGTTTGTTGATAACTAACATACCATTTGGTTTGTTAAAGTCAACCTTAGGACTCATAACTTCTTGAGACACAGGCTTATATGAAGCTAAAAAGTCTACAAACACATCTTGAAAAACTTGTTCTGTAGACTTCTTCCCTAACCATGCTTTGACTTGCCAATGAGGATTGTTTCCATTTCCCCAGAAGTTTTGAACATATTTGGTTATCTCCCACTTCTCTGTATCTATCTTACATTTCTCAATGAGTTCGTCTAAACTCTTAACCTCTTCGCTAAAGTTGGCTACAACCTCTCCTGTACCCTTAGCTAGATCTTCTGTAAACTTAATAACCCTGTTTTCTAGATCAGCAATATAGTTCCCTATCTCAGCATCTTCTTCACTCTTCTCTTGATTTCTTAATTCTTTTAATAGCTCATCCACCTCAAACTCTGTAATTCCAAGCTTATCAGCATAGAACTTTTTACTTTTTTTCCAGTGTAGAATCTCTTCTAGCTGTTGCAGCAAGGATTGATTTTCAGGCATATGTAGTTTAGTTTAGTTAAAATTACTGTAAAGGTAGGAATTATTTTTGACATTTTCAAAATTTTGTTAACTAATTTAATTATATAGAATAACTTTTTTAGTTAGAGTTTAAACAAAAAACCCCCAGGGTAGAAACCCTAGGGGAGACCATCTGTAAACCAACAAACAGGGGTTTTTAATCAGGTGTGTTGCAAGTTGCAACTAAACTAAATGTACCAGAGCTAGTGAAACAGTTCACTGTATCTGTTCTTAAGCGATAGCTACCTGCAGATAAGATGTTAGAAGGTAATGTTGATGCCCAAGTTCCTGGACTCATGCTTGTCTGAGTATAAGTGAACGTATATAAAACTGTGGTATTTGCAGCATCCATAATGTAACATGCATATGTTCTTGTACCAGTTCCAGAGTAGTAATATCCACCAGGAGTGATAAGAGCTGTATTTCCTGCAGTCACTGTGAATGGAGCAGATTCACCTCCAGAACATGTAGCGAGTGCATTTCTATCACCAGTTATACATTCAACAAATGCTGTGGTTGTAGAGGTTGTTGTAGAAGTAGAAGTGCTACTAGTTGTAGTGGTTGTTGCACCACTTAAAAGTATATCAAGATAATTTGTACAAGTGCCTGTAGATTGTACTCTGATAACAGAAGCATTATCAGGCACATTTAAAAGATTGTATCCTGCTACTAATGCAGCTCTAGATACACCACTTGCTATTGCTGTGGTATATCCATCTACATTTGAATAAAGGTTAAAGGGACCTACGTCTGTCCCTGCTAATGTTAATGTTACTAAGACTGTCATATTATTGATTTGTTTGGTTTAATTAAGATAATTTTGTCCAAGTAGATCCACCATTTGTAGATCTCCAAAGTCCAGTTGTTTCTGCAGCAATTGCTACAGTTGCATTATAAGAAATTGATACACTAGTCCAAAGTTTAGAACTTGCTACTGAAGAAAGTGTACCAAATGAAACTGATTTATATAAAGTGCTTGCTCCTGAAGTACCTGGAACAGCTATTATATTTGTACCACTTCCATCTATAGTTACACCAAGCCATTGAGTAGAAACTCCACCAAAATTTGCATACGTGTCACCATAATCTATACTTCTTTTCAACTGAACATTTCCAGGACTATATCCGTAAAATCCACCTTGATTAGCAACAACCACTTTTGATCCATCAGCAGAGGTACTCACTCCATAATATGTTTGATTACCATCTTGAGCTTTGGGTGTAAAATTACCTAAAGCAGTTGTTGTTCTTCCTACAGTTCCATCAAATGCTGCCATACTAAGATTAATGGTAGCAGCATATTGACGATTACCTGAACTATCTACTGTAACAGCATAGGGTGCTTGAGGATAAAGACCACCAAAAGAAAAATCTACTCTTACAAAAGATACTCCATAATCTGAAGATCTCCAAATTTGACCCAACCCTGATTCTGCTTCACCTAAATTTATTGCTCCAACAATTACATATTGTCCTGTTCTATTTGTAGTAATTGAAGAATATGCTCCTGTTGCAGTACCTGTAGTATTCCAATTAACACCATAATCTGTAGATCTTGAAATAACACCTGGTTGTCCTTGAGCTTGTGAAAGACAATACATATACTCACCTGTTCCACTTACAGCAACTCTATAGAGTGTATTTGTCCCAGCAACAGTAACTGTTGTATAAGTAAGTCCATAGTCATTAGAAATATATAATTTATTATTTGTAACGCATATTGTAGCTACATATTTTCCATCATTTGAGCTAGTAACATCATCTCTACTTACAATAGTCTGAATAAAATTAAGGTTGTTAGTTGGATTAAATATAGTTGTTGTTGTTGTTGTTGTTGTTGATCCACAAGGTCCAGTTTTACAATTACCAATAGGTGTTAACGTTCCTGTACCTGATACGATGTTAGCTTGTAATAAGCCACCAATAACAGCTGCACAAATATATCTAGTACCAGCTGTTGCATAAACATAGTTTTCATTTACTCCAAAACAATTAAATGTTGCTACTTCACCACCAGCAGATGTAATATTTACTTCAACACAATTACAAGGATCTGAAATAAATGTTGTGGTTGTACTTGTTGTACTTGTACTTGATGTAGTAGTTGTAGTTGGAGGTGAAACTAAATTAGACTTAACAACAAGTTCATTAACAGACTTACCTGTAGGAATTATATTTACAAAAAATTCTGCTTCACCTGAAGTTACTTGTTTAGTGTTAGGAACAGGAATTATATTCTTTAATGTAAATACTCCATTGTTCACAGCATCCTGTAAATTATTTAATGAAACACATTGATTATTTGCTATTGATGCCCAACTCATTACTTATTTAATATTAATTTGGTTTTAAAATATTATATTGGGCAACCTAATGTAAATGACCACGCAGTTCCTGGAAGAGGAGCATAAACAAAAACATTTGCTGTAGTTGGTGAGGAAGCATTTTTAGAAAATACAGAAGTTCCATTACCAGGACTTACTACTAGTGGATAACCATCTCCTGGCCATTGAGTAGTGTTTGGATAAGTTAATCCTGTTATAGGATCTACTTTACCACTTAAAGAAGAATTAAAGTTACTTCTAAGACTTCCTCCAATGTTATAATTAGAATTACCTCTATATCCTGTATCAATTACAAAATTACCATTCCATTGAACTATAAATCTATCAGGAACATTTTGTGCATCAAATGTCAGAGTAGTATTTCCTGTACCACTACCAACTGTAATTGTGAATGGTGTTGGATATGTAACTCCTCCTGAATAAGAAGTTGGATTTCCACAAGGAGTTGGAACTTGAGTAGTTGATGTAGTTGTTGTACTACCAGAAGATATTACATCACTTTTAATTACAAGTTCATTAGCAGACCTATTTGTTATATTTTGAATGTTTACATAAAATTCTGCTTCATTTCTAGTGACTTGTTTGTTACTAACAGGGATAGCATTTTTTAATGTAAACACATTATTGTTTACACCATCTTGTAAATTATTGCAAGAAATACACTGATTGTTTGTTAAGGATGCCCAACTCATTATTATTTTAATTTAGCTTCAAGTTCTGCAATACGTTTTTCTAATGCTGCTATCTTTAATGTATGAACAGCTATGTAGTTTACACTTAACTTTTCATCTATCTCATTAACAACATCAGGAATAATTTCTTGTACTTGTTGAGCTGAATAACCATAGTTAATTGTATTAGTTACAATATCAGTACGCTTAAATTTAATTACATCTATTCCAAGCACATTTATTTCTGGGTTCCATTCTAATACATCCTTATACCTAATATCAGAAGTTTCAAAAAATGCTGGAGCTGTAACACCAGATGAATCAATTGTAACCACATCAGCATTCATTGCTCTAATTATCACACCTCCACCATTATAGTTACCAATAAATGCTGTATAACCTGATGTAGGAAGTAATTGTAATGTAGCAGTATTACTACCACCTAATGCTCTAACTGTAACGTATGGTTCTATGCCTGCAAAATCTGCAACATAGTTTCCTGCTGGTTGACCATTACCTAGATATACATTAAGTCTTGATCCTGGATTAGGACCACCTATTGATGTATAATTATCATCATCATATATAGAACATCCTACAGCAGAAGTAGCACTACTATATTTAAGAACTTGATTAGTAGCACCAGAAATACTATTAGATACACCAGAAGATCCACTAGTACCACTAACCCCAGAAGATCCAGAGCTACCTGATGATCCAGAAGAGCCAGATGAACCTGAAGATCCACTAGACCCTGATGATCCATTTGTACCAGTTGTTCCATTGGTACCACTAGTACCACTAGAACCAGAAGTTCCATTTGTTCCACTTGTACCTGTTGTTCCAGAAGTGCCAGTTGTTCCATTAGTACCAGAAGTACCAGCTGTACCAGACGTACCACTAGTACCAGCTGTACCATTTGTTCCAGAAGAACCAGAAGTACCACTAGAACCATTACCACCTGCAGCTCCTGCTAAGTTAACTGTCCAAGAACTATAAGTTCCTGAACCTACAGTAGCACTTGGTGTACCTAAAACTAAAACACCTGTTCCAGAGTTATAAGATGTAACTGGAGAAGTTTGATAGTTTGATCCATTAAATGAAATTAATACAGATTGTGCTATGGTATAAGAAAGTCCTGTACCAACAGTAATTGTACCTCCACTTCCTAGTGTAAATGAGCTAACTGATGTTGTAGCATATTTATCACCTGATAGTCCTGCTGTACCACTGGTTGCATTTTGACCACTTGTGCCACTGCTTCCATTAGCTCCGTCAGCTCCTGCTGTTCCTGCTGTTCCTGCTGTTCCACTAGAGCCATCAGTACCACTTGTACCACTATTACCACTTGATCCTGAATTTCCACTTGTACCACTACTACCACTGATTCCAGAACTACCATCAACACCACTAGAACCATTTTTACCAGCAGTTCCTGAACTTCCAGAAGATCCAGAAGAACCAGACAAAGCTGATGTACCAGAAGAACCTGCTGTACCATTTACACCAGCAGCACCTTGAGCACCAGTTACACCACTAGAGCCAGAAGAACCAGAGGTTCCAGAAGAACCACTTGTACTAGGAGTTCCACTAGTTCCTGATGTTCCATTTTTTCCACCACCTCCACCACCTGTTACTACATAGTCAATTTTTTCTAATGCAGTGGTTAAAGTGTCACAAGTGTTAACACCTGAGTTAGGAAGATTAGGTCCAACATAGACAGTATTATTACTATTATAAGGAGCATCTGCACAGCCTGTAGCACCACACCAGCAGCCCCAGCCACCAGTGCCAGCAGTGCCAGCAGTACCAACACATCCACAATCACCCACTACACCACCACAACAACCACAGTTTTGACCAGGTTGATAATATGCAGTGTAACAAGGATTAGGATTAGGATAGCAAGAAGAACAAGACATTTTATAGTTAGTTTAAATAGATTAAGGAATATACATAATATAATATGCAGCTATTACAGGTTGTATGTTAGGATGAGCTCCTCCACTACCTGTATCGCTGTTTGAAACAGCCACACTAAGTGCTACAGGACCAGCTCCACTTGCACTACTTATACCAGAGTTATGTACTTGAGAACTAGCAATTGAAAATTTATAACTTGCATTACCACCATCTCCTTTTTCATTTGCCATAACTTGTAATGCATTTGGAGCAGGACTATTACCAGGACCTGATCCTCCCATTATTATGTGAGTGTGGTTTGGCACTGATCCAGATGCCACTACAGTAGCATTATGACTATGTACAGGAATTTGTGATGTAATCAAAGTTACAGTGTTTGCTCCTGCTGTGTTATACAAAGCATAGTTTGGATTACCAGCATTAGCAGGATTTACTGCAGCATCTAATGGAGCACCTGGTACATTTTGAATGGCTCCTACAGCAGCACGTCCTCTTCTATCAGGGGTGCCATTTAGACCATTACATAAATATACTTTGAAGAAACCATTTGCTGGGATGCCAATACCTGATCCATCAAAGTTTGTTAATGGTCCATAATATTCATAGGCTACAAATGGAACCATTTTTAAATACTGTTGGGTAGAACCACCACCTGATGTACCTGCAATATATGCAGCAATCAAAGCATCAAGATCTGCTAACTTAACATAGTTTGTATTTACATTAAGAGTAAGAGCAGTAAGATCAGTTGAAACTGCACAAAGTTTATTTATAGTAGCCTGAACAATATCATGAGTGTCAGAAGAAGCTGTAACTCCTGTAAGACAGCCAATTGTATAATCAGCATTTAATATAGTTAGTGTATTATTAATACTAACAACACGAGTGTTAATATCACAAATAGCTCTTACAATTCCTGAAATTATTGTAGGAAGTGTAAAAGTACTACCTGCAGGTAAAAATGTCTGCATGTAGTTACATAAAAAAGTAGGGTTTATACTAATGTTTATACCAGATCCATTCAAGAAAGAAATGACTTTTTCTATCAAAGCAATCTCTACTTGGTATAAAGAATCACCAGCATCAATGCCCACTGAGGCATACGTAACTCCTGTATATCTGACACACTTATCAGATACTATATCAACACAACCATTGTAGCAACTTTCGCAAGACATATTATAATTTATTTATTAATTAGAATTTTAACCCTGCTTATAACTTGAGAGGTAGTGGGAAGACCACACACCATAGCATAATCTGGATTACAAGATCTATATTCTAATATACGTTTGTAATTTAGTAAATCTCCTATTACATCCCCAGGGATGTAAGTATTGGTAGAAAAGGAGATATTGTTATATTCAATATTTGCCCAATATGTCAACCTTGCATCAATTTGTGTAAGAGTTGCTGGGATACTACCATTTATTACACAATCTGTCAATCTTGGTGTAAGCATCTTTTAATCTTTTTAGAGCATTTTTTGCTTTGTTGTGACAAGCTGAACATAGGCCATTAATCAACTGACAGCCACATCCAACTTTCATGCCACATCCTCTACAGTTTGCCATATTAGTAGAAATTAATTATATAGTTGTTTCCTGTACAACCACATTGGTTAGCAATAAAATAGTCAAGTTGTCTATTAGCTTGATTGTACAATCTGTTAGCTGTATCAATTGCACAGTTATTAGCTGCTGCTATAGATCCTTGAATCATATAATATACACTATTTAATACCACCTTAGCTTGGGTTCTGATAGCTGAATCACATTCCATCATATCAAGTTTCATAAAAGCACTATCAAACTTTTCCTGAATAGCATTTGTACGCATTATGTTTTTTTCTACATAATTAGTATTTGCTGGAGCCACTGAATATTTTAAAAAATATACACCATCAGGTAATGGAGAAATAGCAGGAAAAGCAGTTAAACCCAATATAATTGAGTTATAAGTATTTATTTGTTGAACATTGAAAGGAATAGCTACAGGAACAGTATAACCAGGCACAGTTATTTGCATAGTTGGAGAACTAACACTTGGTGGATTTGTATTATACACAGACGTATCAGCTATTGCTAATGTGCTAGTATCATAAGTGTTAATTACTAAAAAATCTAATGTCATGATTTATATAATAAAAATGCCAGAGGATTTGAGATATCCTCTCACCCTCTGGCATAGGTTAATATGATCTTACCTTAGTTCTTAAGGGATCAAAGTAGTTGTTGTTGAAGTACTAGGCCATACAGTAGTTGTAGTACTAGTTGTAGTGATACAAGATGTATCTCCAGCAACAGTTCCTAAAGCAGCTTCTAATATAGCTTCGATAGCAGTTGTTTGATTGCTAGGAACAGCAATAATCACTGTGCTATCTTCATAGATATAGTCACCCCATTGGTACTCAGATTTATTATACTCATTGAATTTGATATAGTACAAATCATAGATTTGACCATCAGTTACCCAAGACTCAAAGTTCTCGTTGTAACCACCCATTCTGTATAAATGCTTTAAGTAACCAGCTTGGTAGCTATAGAAGTTCTTCTCTAATTGTTGAACTTCAGCAGAAGTACCAACAGGATAGTTAGAACGTTGTCTAATCACTGGAGTAGCAACTCTGTTACAAGGATCATCAACAATGAAATCAGCAGTTGTAGCTGGACCAGAGAAGATGAAAGTTCTGAAGTAGAATCTGTCATACTCCCAAGGGAATGCAGCAACGTCACAAGGCTGGCCATATTTAGTCAATGGTTTACCAGTGATACGTAAGAACGCATTTGCATTGTTACCAAGTCTTTGGAATTGGTAAAATTGATTTAAAGTGATGTTATCAGGATTGTTACCTGGAGCATCTAACTCTAAATGATAGATAAGATCATCAATCAATGCAGGCACATCTACATCTGTACAAGGATCGTCACCACATCCAAGACATGGAGCATTAACTGTTACAGAACGAGTGAAACCATTGAAGTACAATGTTTCTAAGTAGCTAGAGAAACCACGTAAAGTTAATGTTACAATCTCACCAGGTTTAACTGTGAAACCAGTTACATCAGTAACTTGATTTACAGCAGTTGCACAACCATTAGACTTGTACCATTCAGTTACGTTTGACTTACAAGCAGCACCAGTTACACATCCAGCAATTTTGTCTGAACGCTTAGAGCCTTGTAAATACGTGTTTGTTCTACCTTGAGCAACATAGAAATAAGGGGCATCAGCGATGTTACTAGATGTAGCAACACTATAGTCATTTAGGAAAATACCTACTTGACCAGCTGTTAAATTCTGTGTAGATCCAGAGCTAGGTAATGTGTTTCCTACTGGTACTACAAAGAGGGTGGTTAATGAAAAATCAGCCATTTTGCTTTATATTTAATTGTGAAAAATTATTCGTTTGTTTGTATTCTATAGATTGAGCTTTGAACAGCACTTTGGTTTTCTGTATACATTGCCAAGTTTTGTACTGTAAGATCCAACAACTCATCTTCTAAGTAAGTCTCAAGTTCACAGTTTTGATCAAAAGAAGGCAAGCCATCTAACATGATATATCCTGTCTTGTTAATGTACACTGGATATCTCATATATGATATGTAAATATCTTTTGGTGTAAATGTACCATCTGTAAATATAGATATCTCGTCAGAGGATAGAAAGTTAAATGTTTCTTGATATTCGAAAGAAGGCTTGTAGTTGTCATTAGTTAGTATAAACTGAATGTCACCATGTTTAGCCAAATCTCTATTTATCCATATCTTTCTATTTGTACATCTTCCTTTGTCTGCTAATATATAACTATCAAGATAGAACATATATTTTGGAGTCAAAACATTAAGACTTGCAAAATACTGATTCAACTGTGCATTCTTTAATGCTAAAGGCAAAGGTTGATTGTTATAGGTGATAACTAAACTTTGAAGGTCTTCATAGCGTTTTTTAAATGCATCCAACCCATAACCAGAGTTTGTACTAGTACCATCAACCTTTTGCTTTATTAGCTTTATCTGAGCTTCGTTAAGTGCTAGAATCTTATCTTCTAGGTTAATTTGTTGATGCTCATTTGTTGATAGTTTATTTAGTTTCTGGTCAATCTTATATAATAAACTATCTACTGGGATCATAATGAGGCTATTTTTTTTCCTTTTAATTTGCCTTCCAAAGTCAATAACTGATCTTGGTTGTCTTCATCTGCAAGGAATTTAACTAAATCATCTTCATCAACTGCTATTTCAAATTCACCTTCAAAAACTCTACCATTAGGTCTCACTCTATAAATTGAATGAGCAACAGCTTGTTTTACTAGGTCTTTGATATGGAGCAAGTTTTCTTTCATATCTGCAAATCTGTTGAACACTTCTATAGGGTTCAAACCTTGATATTTGCCATTCTTGAATTCTGTTTGTTTTAGGAGGTTATCCACCTGATTGTAAACTGCTTCTTCTTTAGAATCATCAGATACTGGAAGACCAAGTAGACGAGCCACTTTCTTCTTCTTCTCAGGAGTCATAGAATCAAACTTAACAATAGCTTTATTAATAAGTTGTTTCTTTTTAAACATCACCTTGTTTTCAATCTCATCATCTGCAACATAATATTGAATGTCTGCAGGGAATTCACCACGCTCCCAAGCTTGATAGCTAGAAGCAATTGTTGGATGAACTCTCAACCATGAGAATGCTAGCTCTTGCAATGGCATTGACAAATCATAATAATTGTCGCCATCCATAAGCTTAACAGGTTGTACGTGTAAGGAATCATCAACAGAAGTTGATAAGCCATAGTTCCAGAACTGAGAACGAGGACCTAAGTCAACACCACCTAATGCTGCTTCTAGCTTGTCTCTTAATTCTGTTACTCTTTCAATCTCCATCTCTCTTTCAAGAGGATCAGAGATTCTTCTGATGTAAGCAGCCTTTGGATCTAAGCCTGTTCTGTACTGACCATCCAATTCTTTATAAGGATATTTAAAAACTCCTGTACCAGGAATTCTTGTGTAGCCTCTTGATGCAAGTCCACCTTGCATTGTTTGTAACTGAGAATTGTTGTAGTCTTTTTTAATAGTAGATATTTTTCCTATCTTGCCCATATGTAGTTGTTTTTATTTGGTTTATTTGCAGATGGTTCCCATCGAAGGGAACACTGTACAGAATTTACTTGTACATGTCCATCTGTGTTAGAAGACTCCCCCACTGGGATGTGGGGGGAACGTCTTCTGATTTTTTTATGCGAAACACCAGAGGTGTCAGTCTAAGAATACTATCCTTAGAGGGGCATTATTAGAATTGAGGAATTTCTTCAATCAATACTGTTCTAGATAAATCTTCAATGAATACATCACAACGATCCTTCATCCAAATCTCATATCCAGGGAACTTGTTCGCAGAACTCATACCTTGAGACTTAGCAAAGCCTAAGTGGTGACGAGTACCATCGATATAACCCCAAGTCATAGAAGGTGCACCCTTCATACGTACTTCACGAATATTATTGATCATAGAACCATCAGACATTGGAGATACATCAAACACCATAAATACTGGAGTTGACTTCTTGTTCTGTCCAAATTCTAAATTTGTTTGAGGAAGGTCTAACTCTTTCAAGTGGATTAATTCAACACGACCAGTCTCACGAGTTACCATTGCATCGAATGCAAAGTTGTAAGTGATGTGTTGTCCTTCTCCTTGCATGTATCTGTTACCAGAATCAGCCATGAAAGTTAAGCCAGAATTCAAAGCATCTGTCTTTAAAGCTTGTTGGAATACGTCAAAGCCAGCTTCATTAGTGTACATTTTAACACGTCTGTCTTTAACATCCACACGTCTGTAGAATAAGTCACCAAATACAGAACGAATTAAGTTCGCAGTGAACTCACCTCTGTTGTACTGTACTAAGTTACCATTGTTACGCATTCTGTGATATACACCAGCAGAAGTACGCTTTAATTCTTGCTTAGAACCATTAGTCTTCACAGTTCCAGGACGAGCCCAGATCATACGCTTAACTTTTAATTCTAACATAGACTTACGCATCCAGAACTCAATAAATGGTTCCCACTTAACATCATTACGAGTTAAAGGTAATTGGTTACGTCTTTGAGGAGCGTATACTAAGATATCCAATGGATTACCTTTTGTATCTCTCATCATCTTATCATCAGCCCACTCAGTGATTTTGTGCTCATAACCATATGCAGAACCTAAAGATTCAAACATTGTGATTTGCTCACCTAAACGAGGAAGACCTAATAAGTCTTGATCGAATTCACCAATTGCAGCATCAACTAATTCTAGTTCGATACCCACTTGTAAGAATGTAGCACTTACGAAATCTACTGTAGGATTGTCACTCACCAAAGTGAAAGTGTATAAGAAACCTACGTTCCAAGGAACAGGATCTTTTACTACGTAGAAACGAGGACCATACTGACGAGTACCTACAGAAATAATTGCATTCTTAGAGAACTCATTAGTATCAATAATCAATTGGAATTCTTGACCATCAATACCAGGTTTGTTTAATTCTAATGTGCTTGTAGGAACATCAATGATTTTTGGGAATTTGTAAGGAACTTGTACTTGCCATTTCCAAGCATCACTGTTGTTATCAATATAGTAAGGAGTAGACTTGTTGATCATGTCTAAGAAGTCATTACTATAAAGAGAACTCTGAGTGTACAAACTGATAATCTTCTTATCATAGTCTGCAGGCTCTGTAGAGTGAAAGCTCTCTAAATGGTTTGCATCAGTTAACTTACCTACTGCACGCTTATCCATAGAAGCGACACGAGCATAAGTAAATCCAGTTAAACCTGGAATTGTTTGAATTGCCATTGTTATACTTTTTTAATTTTTGTTATATAAATTTGTTATTGAAACCAAGAAGAAGTAGGTCTAGCTGACTGTTTAGATTTCACTGAACTCTTCTGGGCTTGTCTGGCAACCTCACCAAATAATTCATTAGACTTTTTGGTGATACCTGTCTTTTGAATAGTAGATAGTGTAGGATCTTTCTCAATGATTTTCATCAATAGAGCAAGTTTGACCTTCTTCTCATGATTCTCAGGACGTTTCAGCTCCAGTATAGTACGATCAAAGTCTGTGAGAGTTTCTCCAGATGCTGTCTTGTACTTGTCTGTTACTAGGAAATCTTGTAGTTCACCAGCTAATTTAGGGTTAATTGGTATGCCATCAAATTCTTTAGCTTTAATCTTCTCTTGTAAAACATTGTTTACATTCTGTAAGTATTGTTGCTTGATGGCTTGTTGCTGTTGTAATTGAGCTTGTTTATCTTGCTCTAATTGTTGAAGCTTTGACGCTTCCTTTTTTATCAAGACTTTGTGGTGTTTAGCAGCAACAGTTTCTAAGTCACCATAATTTTTAAGTCTTTCAATCTCTGTTGTAACATCTTCAGGCTCAAATCCTTGATCTGTCAATGCTTGTTTAATAACAGCAACTTGATTACTCTCATCGCTTAAATCCATATCAGAGAAAGATTGGATTTGATTATATGCACTAAAGTAGTCTTTTGGACTAACTCCTTTTACAAATATGGCATCAAATGCTTCTTGATAATCTTCTCCAAACTGACCAATGAAGTTGTTTACTATTTCAATAGCTCCCTTTTTCTTCTCTGCTTGGAACTTTTCCAAGAAAGCTTCAGGGCTATCAATAACTGTTTCTTCTTCATCTTCGTCTTGTGAAAAGACACCTAGTTTTAAAAGATCTTTTGATAAAGCTTCGAATTGGTTAGGAACTGCTTCTTCACCATCTTCACCATCTTCATTACTATCTTCTTGATTATCAGCACCTTTTGCAACTGGTTTTTTATCTGTTGCAGGAGCGTCATCATCTTCTTCAGCATCTTCATCATCTTCATCTCCATATAAGAAACTTTGAATGTCCTTTACAGGAGCTTCTTCTTTCTTATCATCTTCTGGAGCAGGAGCTGATGTAGCTGGTTGTTTAGAAGTAGTTTTCTTTGTGGATGCAGGTGTAGGTTCATCTTTAATATCCTGAATGTCATCAGGGTTAGATGTAGCACTATCAGGAGATAACAAGTCATTTAATAACTCTTGACTTCCCATTCCCATATCCATAGTATCTTGAATACTAAAATTACCCATTTGGGGCATATCTAGATTTTCAGCCATATGTAGTTGAGTTTTAATTGGTTTTGTATGTAAAAGTAAAGTAACTTAAGTTAATAGCAAAGAGAGGAGCCTTTATATTGACCATTATTCAATATAATATAGCATTAATATTTTTTACTCTAATCTAATTTGTTAAGAAAGTTGTCATTTATAAACCTATAACTTCTGATTGGGGCAAGGTCTGTAAGTGTAACTTGTTGAACCTCAACTCCCCATTTCCTAGCTTCCACTCTAACTTTCTTTGTCAAAGTGTTGTCAAGTTCCTGATCTGTACATTCCTCCATGGTCATTGACATAATAACGTTTTTTATTATACTTTGAGACATGTCTGACAATGCATCTTGTGCATCAAATACCTCAAGTAGGAATATCTTTACATCAGCTATCTTGTATTTTACAACTCCCTTGACAACAATGTTTTGTTTGTCCAAGGTGTATAAAGATTGAGCATCAAGACTAAGGGTAGTTGTTACTACATGGTGATCTATCACCTCATCAAACAAAGGAATCTTAAAATGTAGTCCAGGTTCAAGAACACTGTAGAATTTTCCACACCTTAGTAATACAGCTCCTTCATAGTCTCTGACAATAATAACTGGAGTTAGTTGTAACCACCAGTTAGTTATTATCTCAATCAGTTTATCAAACATTATTTAGGTTTTTTAGCAGCTCTACCCTTGGCATTTTCCTTAGCAATAGCTAAATCATTTGCTTGGTTTTCTCTAGCCACTTGTAATTTTTCTCTTTCAACTTCAAGTTTTTGTGAAGCCATCCTATTCTTAGATTGAATATCAGCCATCTTGCTTTGATAATCTTTTATAGCTTTTGATTCCTCTGTAGCTAACTTATTGATTTCCAATACATCAGGAACACCAGAAGCATCTTCATCACTCAATGGTCCCATGTTCTTAGCCTCTGCTGCAATAAGAGCAATTTCTTTTTTATTGATTCTATCAAGCTCAGCTTGATAATTATCATTAGCAATCTTCTCAGCTTGTTGTTGTTGAAGTAATTGCAGTTGAGCTTCAGCTTGTTGCTGTTGTTGGTCTAATTGTTGTTGTTGTTGTTGTAACTTAGTAACTTCCAATTCTTCTTGTCTGCTCTTAAGAGTTTTGAACACCTTCTTCATCTGACGAATAGAGTTAGTGCTATAAAGCTCAATGATGTCATGTAATGAACCACCATTTTGTAGAACAGCTTGAGACAAACCTCTAATTTCATTAAACATTTGCTTATCTTCAGGTCTGTTAGTCAAGAATATTTTTAAATCTCTAAAACGTAAGTCTGAACCATTTACAGAAACAAATGCAGATTCTCCTTCAGAATTTACATAAGAAATAGTAGATTGTGGTTTAGAACTTTCTACATATAAAGCAGCATCAATAATAGATTGATATAATTGACCCATGATATATTCATGAGCTACAAATAAAGGTTCTGTCTGAGCATAAGATTGTGTAATGGCTGCATTGGTTGCTGTAGCTGATTCACTAGCTTGTATAGCACCAAGTCTTTGTCTTGACATACCTATTAATTCCCAACACTCATTCTTAAGTTGTTGTGCTAGAGTGTATCTTGCTTGGATCTCCTGCGTACGTGTAAGGTCTAAGCTAGTGTATTGATTAAATGAGCTTGGGCTCTTTAAGTTTTCTGGACTATCATCCACAAATACTACACCTCTGTTACGAGCTTCCATTTCCCAAATGTCAAGAGCATCTTGAGCATCTCCATCTTTAGGAATAGGAATATGTCTAATAGACATTAACTGAACCTTACCTACTTCCTTCTCAAGTAATTTATATAACTGGTTCATACACACATTATATAAAACTTGGAAAGGCTTCATCATATCTACAAGACTCTTAGCCTCTGTGTTCTTCACTTCAAACGTTTGACCTATGATAGGACAATAAGGTAATAAGTTATAAGGTTTGACATGATAGATATCTGGACCAATTTTAACACCTTGATACCATTGGTTAATCCAACCCCACTCTAAAGACTGTTGTGTAGGAAGCATTCCAGATTTATAGTTTTCATCTACAAGTTGAGACTGTTCATTACCCATCTCATCTAAGTAAATAACTTTACCTATCTTCTTTTTAGAAATCCAATAAGATCTTACTACAACATACTTATAACCAAAAGAGCTTACATTAGATGTAAGTCCTAAGAAGTCCTGAAGACCATCATCATTCTGTTTCATCTCAGACTCAATAATCATTCTAGTCTGTAAGACTAATGGGTCAAATGTATCGTATTGAATAGATTCATTACCAGGAATAGCATTAGGATTGCCCAAGTTAGATTCACGTACATTGATCAATCCATAGTCTTGTAATGAACTACGTAAGTGATCAATCTCATCTTTAGTTAAGTCTGGGATAGATTCAATAATCTCAGACAATTCCATAACTTGTACAATACCAGCAGCATATGCACCTTGTGCACGACCTGTAGGATCAGATATCCATTTTCTATCAGGAGTAGTTAAGAACCAAGTGTTCTTAGGATTAGCCACCTCAACGTTAAATCCAAGCTTAGAGTTATCTTCATATATGTGAAAGAACTCTCTAGCAGAAATTAAAAGATCTCTAAAAGAGTCTTCTCCTTTCTCCTTTAAATTAAACTCAGCCTTCTGAGCTGTAAGAATATGGTTTGCCCACTTTTCTGCTGTAGATGTATAAGAGTCTAATTCATCTTTAACTTGATCTAAAGTCATTTGATTTAATTCTTCCTCTTCAATCTCTTCTCCATTCATAGCAGCCTTTTCTAATATCTTTCTCTTGGCTGTATTAACTACATAATCATTTAACATTTGAGTTTTAAACTCAAGCTCTTCAGCTTTACTATCATCATCAAATGCTTTGACACGAAATGCGTCAGGTCTCTTAGAGATTTCTCCTACTAACTCGTTAATAGGAGTGGTCATTATAGAATAATGTTTTACATAGGCAGGAAGAGCTAAATCTGCTGTGAGCACATCTGTAAAACTTCTTACTTCTGGTTCTTGATAAAAATCTTCTCTTCTTAGAATACCTTTTACTAAGTCATAGTTTTTAACAAATGTATCTCTGCTCTTAACATACTCAGCATATGCCTTGTTAGCAAAATAGTCCATTGTGTTTTTAATCCAACTCTCATCCATCTTTTCTCTCTCAGTCTTGAACTGATCAGGGAAGATATTAAGGTAGGCATACCTAATTGTTGCGTCTTTCGTGTATCTTATAATTGCCATTATGAAAACAATTTATTTCGTTTATATTTATTTCTTGATTGTCCAAACATGTTGTTCCTAGCTTCAGTGAAAAGTATATTGCCTCTTTTCTTATTGAACATAGAAGCTACTCTCTCATCTGATGTACCACCTATCTTACCCATTATTGGGTCCATCTTTAATGCTTGTGCTATTGCTAACTCTGCAGCAATAATTCTATCAAAGTTACCTTGATCATTGTATTGAATAATCTCTTCAAGCAATACAGGATCAAATATCTTACTCACACCCAAGACTTCTCTAATCACTTCACCTGCGTCATTCTTCTCTACAAAGATTGGAGCTTCCATATACTTCTTTAAACAGGTGTGAAGATAGTCAATTATCTTCTGACTTGAACGATGAATTCCATAATCTCTTTTTACAGTGGTATTAGGAACAATCTCTTTAAGCCATTCAGGTTGTTTCTCTAAGTAGTGTGCATCTCCTTTACTCTTCATATATTCAATAAATGATATATCATCATTCTCACACAAAGTTCTAGCGTTATAGTATTTAATAAGAAGTCTAGCTTGTTCTTCCCAAGTTTCTTTCTTATCAGGTCTTGCACAATACGAAGCTACGAACATATCTTGATACTTCTCACCTGAAATTTCATGCATCCTTTTATATATGTATACAGATCCAAGTGAACTTGAATATGCAGACTTACCTTGTCTATATGGATCGACTCCTGCTACATACAATCCATAAGGAGGATTATCCACAGGGAATTCATATATAACAACAGGTGCTTCTTTTAGGTCTGAGTTTTTTAGAGGGAAGTTAGAGATGGGTAATTTATCTGTAAACTCATGAGCTATCTTCTCTCCATCATTAAACAAGATAACAGGAGTTCCTGTTCTTTCTTGTTGCAACAATCTAAACTTCTGTCTCTTAGCACTGTCAATATCAAATATATTAGTATCCTCATTTAAGAAAATGTCATCCACTTCCTGAGGATAGTACATCTTTTCTTTTAGATAGGCTATTCTATCTCCAGCTTTCTTAAGTCTTTCTAAATTATCATTAGTAATCTGTGTTGCCTTTTCTTCATCACTTACAAGCATTTTTACATTGTGTAAGTCTGAGGTGGATGGTTCATTCAAATATGCTCCTAGTGTAGAATCATCCTTTGCCTCCATTCTATATTTATGAGAGATGAACAATCCATGTATACGTTTGTCATCTTTACTATTATTATATGTAAGGAAGTTAAAGTTGTCTACGTCAAACATTAAGCTCTTTGCATCCATGAATTTCTTCATGTCCCCACCAGTCCCAGTAAGTATGGGGCTACATCCCCAGCCATAGGGTGTAGTGAAACCTGGAATAGCAGCCTGTAAGCCTCTAAGAAAGTTTCCTTTACCAATTTCATCTATAATTAATTTACGTGGTTTTGTACCTGCAATGGCCTCTTCATTATTACCTTCATCAAGGTTACGTATTAGAATGGAAGAGAATGGGATACGTTCACCAGACTTGGTCTTTATACCTAGAGTCACTTGGTTCTTCCAGTTGTCCTCAATTCTCTGCCATCTCCAATACTCAGGAATGAAATTCAATCCTTTGTCAATCTTATCAGTAATCAGTTTTATATCTGGGGCATTTAAGCCTGCTATGATATTCTGACTGTTTTCATCAAAGGTTGCACCCCATGCAATATAGGATGCTTCTAAAACTGACTTGGCAAAACGTCTAATACCTAGAATGACTAAGCCCCTCTTTTCTTGTTGAGCTCTGTCAATTTCATTTGTCACAAGCCATTCATTATCTCTTAAAAAAGGATTGGCATATTTCTGTGCAATCCTTCCTCTTTCATCTATTACATCTACCTCTGTATGCCATATGTTTAGGTGCCAATACAAAAAGGGGTTGATATAAACACCCCCCATCATGGCTCCATTTAAACATAGCTCTCTGTGAAAGTCAAAGAATGGCTTACACTCCTGAGAGTCTTTATCAGGAATACGCTTCTGATTTATAAACCAGTCTTTGTAATCTATATTTTGTAGTTCTATCATTTTCTATTTGCTAAGAACTCAGCAGCAGCTCCTGATAATTCACCTTTTCCTCTCACTTCCACCTTAGCTTCTTCCATGTTTCTTAACTTATCTACCACTTCTACCAATGCTAGGTAGTTTTTCATTGTCTCTTGGACAAACTTACCTTGAGCTTCAATAGAGGCTATGACCATAGGTAACATTCCTCCTTTAGCTGTAGGTTTCCACTCAATCCTATCTTTCAATTCATGTAGTGGATTAGCATCAACGTATGCTTTCCAAGACTTTAGCTGTACTTCTGCCCATTCAAGCTCTGTATTTACGTATGTAGTTTTCTTAATAGTCGCCATCTTCTTCCTCCTCCTTCAGGATGTTATCAAGGTCCATACCTTCTTTTATAATCTTTTCTAACTCAGATTCATCTGTGTGAGGTACATCCATCTCTATCTCACTCTTATACTTACTTAGAGCAAATGCAAGTTCTTTATCTGTTATACCCCAAATGTCACCATAGTCTGCAAGAGCTGTAGCTAAGTGTCTGCCCAAATTGTATGTAGGGAAGTCTTTATTTAGTTCTTGTAATATAGATATCACTTCTGTATAGTGAGTCTTTTTACTCATTGTATTATATTAACTGGTTTATATCGTCATCTGTTAGTTTGCTTGGACCAATCTCCAAGTCTAACTCACTGTCTTCTCCAAAGTTTTTCTTTCCTTCTTCTGTCATATAGTCTTTTGTAAAGACAATAGCCATTCTATCAAACTCAACACCTGGTACTCCAGATATATCAATATAGTCTATTCCCTGGTTATAAAGGTTAACTAAAGTCTCAATTAGTCTGTCCAGTGGAATCTTCTGAATTTTCACTTCCCTGTTTTCCATATACTGTTTGTATTAATTGTTCTTCTTCCTCTCGTGATTCCATCTCTGCTCCCCACTTTTCTATAGGACAGCTACAAGATAGACACCTAGTCTTAGCTGATAGAACACACCCACAATGTGTACAATGCTTATCAAACCTTCGAGGTTTCTTAGGTCTGTTTTCAGAACACCATTCACAGGTATCACAAATAGCCATACGTTGTTGGCTAATTTCCCTAATGCGTTCTTTCATGTCATCAGCTGGGAACAGGTTATTCTTCCAGCCCTCGTAAATCTGAGAGAAGTTGATCTTCATATATAATTTTACTTTTTAGTAAATTGATCAGAGCTTCTGTTTTTTCTAGTGTCACCTGAGAGGAACGTTTCTTTTGTTCTGAGGTTTCAGCACTGGCTAGGAACTCAAGCATTAGGTTTTTCTTCCTAGTCAAGTCTTCTAGACGTTTCTTGGCTTTCTTCTCATTGAAATAAAACTTCCCAAACCCAGAGATTTCAATACTGTTATTTGTGTCCATCGCCTCGTTGGCAGATTGAAACTGGTGGTTTATCACTGTCTCAATTGTCTTCTCAGAAATCATCATCTTCACAGCAAGGGTCCTAACAAGGTAGTCCTTGACAGACATACTTATAGGCTTATCCATGTGCTAGAGTTATTTGCAATACAAGATCTTTCTCAAAGTTGAGCAAGATGATGGGATTAACCTTCACCTTTGTCCCATCCTTTACAAATATCCCCATCTTCTTTAGTTTGGAGATAATGTTATTTATGGCTGGGGACGTACTGTCGTATCTTTCACAAAACTCCTTACGTATATTAGCATAAGAGATGTTCCCTTTTATAGCAGCAAAGGCTATCAATTGTATCTCCCTCTTTGTAAGCTTCAGGTCATTGACAGCTGACAAGATTCTATAATACTTCTCAGCCATGACAATACTGTCATTGACTGAAGTCTTTAGTCGTTGTACAATTGGTTTTGCTTCCATAATTAGTTGATACAAAGGTATGTATATCTGGACGATCTACAAATAACTATTTTAGTTATTATAAAAGTTAATGCTATATTATGCATCAAATCTCCTAAACATGATTAAAAAGGTGAATAATAACAGACCTATTCTAAGCTCTTGCTCTAGTCCTCCATCTGTCAGCTCGTAGTTTCTATTCGATATTCCTAGCTCAAAGTTGTTATAATGTTTAGGTAGAAACTCTATCCCTATCTCCCACTCCTCAAAGTGTACAAACCCCCATACCACTACAATCACACTCAAGAGACCAACAATACAACCAAGTAATAATACTACCATATATCAAAGCTTTAATTAATAGAGAGGTATTAGATGGGGCCCCCCCTAAATCCCCCCCAAAGATACAGGTAAATATTTATACCCACCAAATTTATTTTTATATGCCCTAAGATATAATGTCCCTTATAAAGACCAAACTATATGCTTATGGGTATAATAAGACACATTATGTAAAGCTATCCCTTGACTAAACATCCCCTAGGGTAAAGCTATAGCTTGACTTTTGGCAGAATATAGACTTGTTATAACTTGCCAAATCTGTCACAAATATTTGAAAAAGTGTGACACAACATTTAACACTTGGGCCAGCTAACCCCCTAGTCTTCAATTGCTTAGACAGAATGTTCCACATGGAACAATTAACAACCCCCTACCAAAAATTTTACATACCCCCTACCCCTATTGTGTCCATGGGAGGAGAGGGTACTTCCAGCTTGCCACCCCTCCTACAATTGGGGGATCGACACATCCCCCCTATTAATTAACAGCCTAAAACGAAAAACAATGGCACTAATGTACAAAGAGTTTGTTAGCACTCCTAAGCTAACTGAATTGGGAACAGTTGCAAGTCTTCACGCAGGTGGAAGCGTTAAGTTTTGTCCAGGTACTATCAGCAGGTTCAATGATGGTGTCATCAAAGCAATGTCAATGGTATTAACACTAAAAGATGGTACAAGCACCACTTGTCCATTAAGTAAGAGAGTTAGCTTGACTGTGAAGAACGCTCTTGATAATGGGGCACCTAAAAGAGACGTGATTGCTGCCATTTTGAAGCTTAACATTTGTGAAAGCCTTGATGGTAAGATCACTACAATCTGTGCACCAGTTGGTAAAGGTGGTGAAGAAGAAGAATTTGTAATTGATAGCACTGCTAAGCAAGCTGTTAGTTACGAAGAACTAGCTGCTTACTAGCATTAAGGGGGCCTCGTGCCCCCTTTTTTATACAACATCAAGACTTCAGACAATATAACACACTGATAATCAATATATTTCGTGTGAATGTTTGAAGAGGTGTGTGCTTAATAGGCCCTTTTAGCTATCTTTTCAAGATACATTAATTCACGCTATACAATACAATATATATAGCATTAAATAGCATTTATATGAATAACGCACAACAACTTGCCTATACATTATTTGGCAATAACATTAGTCCTATTAGTAAGGATGATTTCTTTATAGAGAGTGAACAAGTCTCTATTGATAGTATTAAGTCTATGGAATTGCCAATACAAGGTGTGTTGGATAAGTTTGTTCATATAGATGGTATATTATATGGTGGTATTAGACTCATTCATGGTGGTGAGTTCTATTTTGTTCAGGATATTGGAGCAGGCAATTAGTCTGCTCTTTATTATATTGATTAAATAGTTGTAAAAGGTTATGCATGACCTATTACGTCCTATCAAGCTTATTTGCTTGGAGGTAATTGAATTGTAATACAGCTATTTAATCATTTAATGTACCATTTCTATTTCCCAAGGATAGACAAATGTATAATCAATTAATCTATGGTCTAGACATAGAGGTAGGGTGGACTATCATAAAGGACGTATGAGCCTGAACCACAGATTATACATTTGAGTACAGAGGGATTTTATTTGTTGCGTTATGACATACACATAAGAATATACAGCTGAGGCAACATTAGGCTATATATTCGCTTTTTACACACACATTCTAAACACACGATTATGAAACTAGAACTAATTAGGGATGACAACAACAACTTGAGTGGTTATAAGATTATTAGAGAGACAGAAGACGAACTCGAAGCCATTGAGATGGTTAGAGATATGTACTTTTGGGGACATTTAGGTAAGCTTAAGTATGGTGGACGCTGTTCTGAACCAGGAACAGATAACACGATGGAGCTTAGTTTTGTCACTGAAGATTATGCTCATCAACAAAGAGAGAAGCTTAAAATAGCAGTGGAAGAATATAAACAAGAGAAATTAACTAACACACTTTAGCCATGAACGAATTACCTGACTTTATAACAATACAATATTAGTGGTTAGTTTGTGTGAGATATATAGGGCTCAGCTTCCCCTAGCTGGGTCCTTATATTAACTAATTAACCTATATTTGCTAACATACACTAAAAACACACGATATGTTTACACTAGCTAAACTTGTATTCAAATCATATATGCCTAGACAACTAGAGAAAGGCATGTGGTTTGCATCAAAGCAAAAGGATGTGGTTTATGGACAGGTATATGAATACCTACAACTCCATGAACTAACACACATACCACAAGATATGGAAAGCTACATTGCTTTCAATGGTGCACCAGTTGAGCCATACATTGTTATGCCAACACAGAATAAGGATGATAAAGAAGAAATCCTTGCAACACCTGACCAAATAGGTTGGTGGGACCAAGGTGATAGTTCTGATGACTTGGAAGACCTCACAGTTCAAATCATTAATGCCTATGTTTATGGTGAAGATGGTGAGAATGGTGATATAGCATTGGAAGTATTTGACTCTGAAGATGAAGAAGGTATACATAGAAATGTAGTCTTTTTTCATGATAAGGTGACTATTAGACATGTAAGTTTTGTGGATGAGCATGAATACGATGATGATGATGATGAGGATTGGGAGGATGATTTAGATGAAGATGACCTCACTGAATATGATCCTGAACCAAATGATGCAGACCATGAAACAGAATAATATTAACATTCAAAACGAAATAGCTATGAGAAATATCTTAGAATTATTTAAAAACAAGCAAAAGACAGAAGACAGACCCAAAATCACTGTAAAGATTAACAAACCATTTACACCTACAGAGCGTGAAAAGTTCAACCAATGGTGTAAAGAGTTAAATGTCAGTGCATTATGGGACGATAATAAATTAAGGTTAGGTTAATGTGTGGTTAGTAAGCGAGAGCCCTGCAGAAATGTAGGGCTTTTTTATTACACATAAAATAGAAGAGCGTATGATATTAAAAGGAAATACAAGAAAGAGAAGGATTAAAAACCCTCCACGTTTGGTGAAAGAGATTGATTTAAGTGTTGATACTGGTCATATGAGTCATCATAATATACCTTTACCATTAAAACCTAGAACAGCTTTATCAGCTAAAATAGGTGAAACGCTAACTAGTCTTGATACAACACCAAAACAAATATTGAGACAGCAACAAGCTGGACCTATTAATAAGAAACATAATAAGAAAAGAAAGGAAGCTAGAATTAAAAGAAAACAGTATTTACTAAACAAAAAAATAAAGCAAAATGAGAAAGAAAGGATCAAACAACTATTCCAAGAAGGAATTAAGAACAATCAAGACAATGATGATGGACAACAAAAAGACTGCAAAGCCTATGTCCATGGCTAAGTTATCAAAGTTTGTAGCTAACAGTCTTAACAGACCAGTTAATGGTGTTTACATTAAAATGTTAGACATGGCACCACAACGCACTAGACGTCAACCAGTTATGACAAAGACAGTATCTACAAAGATGCCTCTTAAAAGATCTGTTACGTTTAGAAAGCCTACAAAGATAGAGATATCTGAAACAGGTATGACATTCTTCTTTTAACCACTAATACCAACACACATGTCTTACAGCCTAATCTTTAGTGCAAAACCACATTGCACACATACAATTACAGTGTACGAACCAGACCAACAAGATTCTTCTTATAGAAGAACAATTAATTCTTGTTCTAAACTAATAGATAGTATATTTGCTGTGAAAGCAAATTATAAACCATCTAAGAGATTACACATCAAAGGACGCAGATATATGTATATCAGCTCTGATGAGTATAAACTTATTAGATTTAAAAACTATTGACATGATTTATTTTATTATCTTTGTATTACTTGTTTGGGTATGGATCATAGTTGAATGGATAAATGCCCCATTTATAGACGATAATACAAATAAAGATGATGATTCTGCAATTAAATCCAATGATACCAATAGTAAGGGTATCTGATAAAATGGAAGGTTATGCTTTTTTGGTTATAGATTATAGCCAGGAGCATAACCTTTTATTTACATGTGCTATGGATGATGGACAAATATGGACATTAACAAACAAAGAGATTAGATTCTGTAAGAACATCTCATTAGAAAGATATAATATAAATTTATGATTTTATTCTACATTCAAATAGTCTTAGCAGTGATATGCTGGGCATATATGGTAACTTATGTTTATCAACGTTTAAAAGATAAATATGGCAAAAAGTAAAGCACAAATAGCAAAGCTCAAAGCTCATTTCTTTATGTCTATAGGTGATGGCACTGTACATACATTATATGATGACGATGGTGATAAAACAATATTAGCTGCATCATTTGCATCAGCTATGCTTGAAGATAAATATTTATATGATGTTATTAGTGCAGCGTTTCTTACATTATTAGATAGTAAAGAGAACTATATTTCTAATAAGAGTAAAAAGTCTGTGAAAACAGCTAAGAAATCAGTAAAAGAGAAATAAACTTCTAATTATGAATGAATATTTTAGTTATTATGAAAGCTTACACAAGCTTTCTAAATCAAAACAAAGATATTATCTATGGGACATGATTAAATGGTGTATTAAAGAATACATTAAAACATATAAAAGATAATATGAAACTAATAGTTAAAGAAGGCTCATATGAAGCTGATACATTTTGGGGTATAATAGTTGCAGTGTTAAGCCATAGATTTTGGCATTTAAGAACACATGGCAAATGGATGGACTAACAAAAATAAACAATTATGAATATACTCATCTATGATATTGAGACAATGCAGGAGTTATTCCTCATTGGCATATATAATCCTGGGAGCAAAACTTATACAGAGTTTGAAGTGAGTAAGGATAAGAACCAACTAGATGGGTATATGAGATTTATTGAACAACATCCTGAATACTATTGGGTTGGTTATAATAACTTACGCTTTGACTCTCAAGTGATTGAGTGGATCTTGCGTAACTATGAAAACTGGCATGAGCTCACAGCTCTTGAGACAGCTGCTAAGATAGCACAAAAGGCTGCTGATATTATCCATGATGCTAACTATGATGTATTTCCTGAGTACAGAGAAGAATGGCTTACACTTAAGCAGATAGATGTATTCAGAGTGAACCACTATGATAACAAGAATAGAATGGTCTCACTGAAACGACTAGAGTTTGAGATGGATCTAGAGAACATTGAAGAGATGCCTATACATCATACAAAGATTAACATGACAGATGAAGAGATTCAACTGACTAAAGACTATTGTAAGAATGATGTTATGGCTACCTATGAGTTCTACAAGGTAACAATAGGTCAAACTGAGCATCCATTGTATAAGGGCAATAATCAGATAGAGCTCAGACAAGATATTGAAGAAGAGTTTGGCATACCATGTTTAAACTATTCTGATAGTAAGATTGGTGATGAGATGATTAAGAAGTTCTATTGTCAAGAAAAGAACATATTATATTCTGATTTACCAAAGAAAGGCTTGTTTAGAACTGAAGTAAAGGTGAGACATTGTATTGCTGATTACATTACATTCCAGACACCAAAACTACAACAGTTCTTAAAAGCAATTAGCAAAGAGAAACTAACTATCAAAGATGAATTTAAAGAATCATTAGAGTTTTATGACAACATATACACTTTTGCAAAGGGTGGCTTACATACAGAGAACAAGCCTAAGATATTTGAAGCTGATGCTGATTATATTATTGTGGATTGGGATGTATCCAGTTATTACCCTGCTATCATTATTAATAATGGTAAATATCCTCATCATTTGGGCCCTGAGTTCCTTAGAGGATACAAAACCATGTTTGATAAAAGATTGGAGCTCAAGCCTCTTGCTAAAAAGGATAAAAAGATTAAAGGTATTGTTGGAGCACTCAAACTCGCAGTCAATTCAGTTTATGGTAAGTCTTCTGACATGCAGTCTTGGATCTATGACAGACAGCTCACAATGTTCACAACCATCACAGGAGAACTAAGTCTTCTGATGCTCATCGAAGCATATGAATTAGCTGGTATAAACATTATATCTGCAAATACAGATGGTGTGACAATCAAGGTGCACAAAGACAAAGTTGAGAAGATGCATGAGATTAACAAGTGGTGGATGGATCTAACCAGTTATGAGTTAGAACGTACAGACTATGCTAAGATTATATTCTCGACAGTAAATGACTATCTAGCAATCAAAACAGATGGCGAAATCAAAAAGAAGGGTGACTTCCTTACAGACTTTGAACTACACAAAAATAAGAGTGCTAGGGTTGTCCCTATTGCACTTGAGCATTTTTTTGTTAATGACGTGCCTGTGGCTGATACCATTCGCAATCATACAAATATATATGACTTTTGTCTCAGACAGAAAGCTAGTAAAGACTTTCATTACGAAGGTCACAGCAAAGAGACGAAGACAGTCTATAACAAGCTGATTAGATATTATGTATCTAATACAGGAGAGAAGCTACTGAAGGTGAAGAACGAGAATTCAGATAGCACAGCTGTTGATGTATCACAAGTGGAAGCAGGTGATTGGGTGATGCATGTATGTAATCATCTAACATCAGATCATCCTCTGGACAACATCAATCATGCATATTATATTGAGCGTGCTGAACGCATAATACACAAGATACAACTAGAAGGTAAGAAACGTAAAGTTATTGTTAATCCTAATCAAATGAGTTTATTCTAATGAGACACACAATGGAAGCAAAAGTAAAAGCAGCATATCTCGTACTCAATCATTTATCCATAGTTGGAGATATATATAAAGCAGCAGACTGTGCATCGCTAACAGCACATGAAATAATGGATACAAAAGCCAAAGATATGTGGATGGGTTCTGGACTAGATAATGATCCACAATACTGGGATGAAGTAATTGAAGAAATCAAAAAGCATGGCAAAGATAAATAGAGAGAACATAGGTGATCATTTAGTAGACTATCAATTAGGAATGATTGGTAAGTCTACACAAGAAGCATTTATGACTAAAGAATGGTATAGCAAATGGACTATGACACAAGAACAACATGATCAGTTTAAAGCTTACGCTATTCCATTAATGAAGAAAGTATTTAAAATAAACAAATCAAGAGCTGAGGCAAACTTTCAATGGTTTGACTTACAGTTTGGTTTGAGAATAAAAGATTAATTATGCGTATCTATCAATCAACAAAAGTCTACATGGCTCCAAGCAGCATACATGGCTGGGGAGTATTTGCAGACAAGGTAATATTTGAAGGGGACATCATAGAAGAGTGTCCCTTTTTTGATGTAGGTATGAAGAATGGAGAAGTTTCTCCTTGTGTCATAGATTACAGATTCAATTGGCCACAGGGTGGTGGATCAGGATGGGAGAAACAAGTGGTAGCTGGTGGGTTTGGTTCATTCTATAATCATTCAGACACAGCCAACGCTGCTTGGAGATCCAACATAGAACGCAACACATTTGAGTTTGTTGCTACAAAGCTCATACAACCAGACGAAGAAATCTTTGTATGGTATGGTGACATAAGTTATTGGAATGATGGTAGGAATCACATTGAAGTAAAATAAAACTAAAATTTATGGCTTATTCAACATGTTGTGGGGCATACTCTCGTATGCCTGAGATAGACATTTGTCCTGAATGTAGGGATCATTGCGATTGGGAAGATGAAGAAGACGATGAACCATCTGACAATCAGATTAATAACAATCATAGAACAGAAGGAGGAATTTCATTTACATCACCTGCCTGGAATGGCAGATAAAATAAATAATTATGGGAGCATGTCAATTTAAAGCAAGATATGGTGGTAAAACAGCAGAAGAAGCATATAACAGAGCTTGTGAAGAAGCTGAACTTGAGTATGGTCATCAAGATGGCTACAATGGTACAATTAGTACTACCCATGGATTTAGAGATGAAACAGAAGCATATAAGAAAAGTAAGTTTAATGATGTATCTGCTTACATACGTGACAGATTTGATAGTCATGCTATGAACAAACGTGATTGTTCAGCTATATGTGTTGTACAACCTGTAGGTAATAAGAACAAGACTCAATCTCAAGTGGAGCACATAGTTACACCAGGTACGAAGAAGTGGGTACTTAAATATGTTGTTCAACGTGGTGATCATGTTATTGGTTCATGGGATACAAAAGGGGATGCTGTAAAAGACGCTCGTAAATATACAGAAAAGTATCAAGTAACTACATCAATAGTAATCAAGAAGTTCTTAGAGAAAGGTGACAACTTAGTAGCTAAGATAACATACAAAAAATCACCAACAGAAAGAGATGGTGAGTGGATATTCTTTGGTTATGCAGCAGAATAATTAAAACTAAACATATGTCAGGAAAATATCCTTATCACAGACCAATGAGTACAAGGGACATATCCCTAAACAAACTACCTCTACCTAGTAAAAATATATTAAACACTACACTAGTTACACAAATTGAAGTTGTAGAAGATGGTGTAGTTAAGTATTACAATTGGGATAAGAATGCCAAAGTGATAGCTTTGATAGAAGATACACATAAGACACTACGTATATACATTAATCATAAAAACAAATAAGATGCCAGATATTTCATGTTGTAAAGGTGGTAGTTGTATGTTAAGACTAAATTGTCATAGATATACAGCAATTCCTGATGAGTTGGGACAATCAT